CAGACTTACAGGGCGCAGACTTACAGGGCGCAGACTTACAGGGCGCAGACTTGCGTGGCGCAGACTTACAGGGCGCAGACTTACAGGGCGCAGACTTACAGGGCGCAGACTTACAGGGCGCAGACTTACAGGGCGCAGACTTACGTGGCGCAAACTTACAGGACGCAAACTTACGTGGCGCAGAAAAAATAAGTAAGGCAGTAGTATTTACAGGTTTGTATAACTATATTGTTATTCCGTATGTTACAAAGTATGGAGAAAAAAGAATTAAAATGGGCTGCCATAATCGTTCGCTTGAAGAATGGACTAATGACTTTTGGAACAACAATAATGAGTTCCCAAATAATGGTTCAGAAAAATCTCAAATGAGATTGATGGCATTTGAAACTGCTAAAAAATGGCTAGAAATTGTATCTAAATAATTAAACCAATATACTATGGAAGAGGAAAAGAAACCACCACGTCGCATATCTGAAATGTCTGAATTGGAGCGACAAAAACTTGCAATTAATATTTCGGAGAATCTTAACAAGTTAAATCCGACAGACCCAGCTTACATATCTCAGTTAAAGGTTCTGAATATGTTGTCTAAGCAAAAACCTAAAACTATTGAATTTGACTTTGATTAATTAACCTAAATTAAATAACTAACTATGAATTTTAAAATAATAATTCCATTTATAATACTGGCATCAACTTCATTGCTTACAGCATGGATAATCGTTAAGCCAAAATCAAAAAGAAAGATTGCAAGGGTAAAAATTACATTGCAGCCATCTATAGATTTTATACCTTATATTGGAGCGCAAAATGCTTGTATGATAGAATTCTTTTTCATTTGCTTCAGGTTTGATATTTATTATCCATTGAAGTAAGTCAAAGCATTTATACACGTTTTAACGCATTGTTTTTATTTTGTGGCTATTTGCCCGAAACATACAACAAACCAACGTTAAAACGCGTATAAATGCCTTTAAACGCAGAATTTTAAACCTTTCAAACATAAACGAATAAAATGGAACAGATAACACATGGACAATCAGTTGCCATACTTATAGATGGCAATAACATTGAGCGTTCAATTGCCAGTGCATACGGAAAAGATAAGATGCTCAACTATGACACATTCATACCTTATATCTTAAAGAATCGCCCTCTTATATACATGGACTACTTTATTGAAGGAATTGAAGATGGAACAAAGAAATCATTTTCAGAGCGACTTGACAAAAAGTTCTTCGGAAATATTCACAGATGTCATAAGTCTGCAGATGTTCCACTATCAATGCACGCGGCAAAGATTATGAACAAAGTTAACACTATTATTATTATGTCTGGAGATGCAGACTACTGCGATACTGTTGACTTTTTAATGAACAATGGAGTTAGAATTGAAGTATGCTGCGTATATGGAACAGGAAGTAAAGCACTCTTATCAAGAGTTAACAACTGGACGTATATACAAGATAGGGATTGCTATGCATTAGATAAAACAATGCCAGTTACAAAAGAAGAGTTCAATTCAAACATGGAGAAATTGGAATCAGATAATGTATAGACAAAATACAGACGAAAATTATCTTCGCTTGGTATATCAATAAACGTTATTTATATTTGACATTCAAAACGGGGCAAATTTTAACATTCACTTAAACAACAGTTATGGCAACTAAACAACAACCAAAGCAGCGCAAACCGCGTAAAGCTGCACCAAAACCTGATGCCGCAAGGCCAAAGTATGGTTTTATTACTTTATTCTTTATTGACATTCGCGCCCAGAGAATTGTTCAGGGACAAGTTGAAAGTATCAATACAATTCACAAGCCAATCCGCAACGCGGAAAAGAAATTTGAAGGCGTAGAAATGAATCACTACTACAACCTTCGCACCGAAGTTTACGAACACAACTCTTCAATCCATGAAGATAACTTGTATACTTCACACGAAGCTGCAGCTAAGGTGTTCGGCAAAAACCACACAGATTATTTGAAGTAATTGAGCTGCGAAAGAAAGGCGCAGTAATCCAGTGGTAAGCGTTTAGTCGGTAAATTCTGGTTCGAGTCCAGAAACGCTACAAAATCAAAGTTATGACAGTATTAGAAAGATATAAACTTTATGTTGAAGATTTGGCAACTGCGATGGCGCATACAATATCTCCATCATTATTTTGTGAAATAAGTGAAGACGAACAGTTACTAAAATTGAATATTTGTTCATTTCAAAAAGAAGAGCCACTATTTATATATGACTGCAGAAACAATGAAAGGACAAATGACTCATCTGAAATACCAGATGATTGGAAAAATTATACAGTAGAATCATCAATACAGGATGCAGTATTTACTTGTTCTTTAAGTTCTCCAGAATATATAAAGTTTCAAACTGCAATTAAAATTCATTTTTTAAAGTTATGTCAAACCCATGCGGCTGCACATATTCTTGAAACAACAGAATATGAGTTGGTTGATATTCTAAATGAAAGTGATGAAGTATTTTACCTTGAAGAACTTGAATCTGGAAAAATAGTTGTTGGAACCAATAGACTTCATTATATGCTTGAATATCTAAATTGTTACTTTTCAATACAACGTAAAGATGCAGACTTTAACTAAAAACATCCAGCTATCCGAAAAGATAGAATTTCTTAATCAATTTGGACAGTTTTATACTGTTAATGGGTATAATTCTTACATTCCACATGATAAGTATAGAAATCTATTCGGAAGCAATGCCTTTGCGTCAAGCGAGCGAATGCTTTACCTTGTAAATCAAATAATAAAAGTAAATGGACTTTATCAATATCTACAGCAATTCGTATTAACTCCGATAAAATTTAAAGAAACTCTTTATTTACTAACCAATAAAAATCCAGAAAATGGAAAAGAAAACAATCCAAGAAGTGCTGGCGCAAATGTCAGTAAGAATTATTAATGAGGAAACAACTCCTGAACTCTACGAAGACGTTATGTTTGCAGAAAAGTTTGAAGAAGATGCAAACAAGCACATCTTTGAATTTTCGGCACAGCAAGGCGAAGTCGAAGAGTGGGCTGATGATTTTTCCGGCAAGTGCTATTACTGCGAAAATCTTCAGGAAGCCGTTGATGCTTTAAACGAAGCAATCAATAACGGAGATATTGTTACAGATGAAGCAATTGATGGCGACAAAGACCTGGAAGGGTAGTCTGAATTAAAATCGGGTGTGTTATAGTATAATTGGTAGTATCGAAGCGCAGAGGCTTCGGGTCTGGGTTCGAAACCCAGTGGCACAACAAAGTCTATTTGATAGAAAATTATAATCTTTACTTTGTGTCATTGAATTTATAAACGTTATTTGCGAGATGAACCGACAAACCTTTGAACAAAAGCTTAATGATGTATCTATCCTATTTCACAATATAGGCTCTACCAGTAAAAAACTGGCAAAAATTGCTTTGTTAAAAGAATATCACGACCAAGAGTTCTTGCAAAGAATATTATTGTATACTTATAATCCATACTACGTATACGGTATAAACAAGAAAACGTTTACCGGAAGTCACGAACCTGAATTTGAAACTCAGTTTCCTACTGTGTTTGACCTGTTAGATTACCTGCGTGTAACTTCAGTTGATAACGATACAAAGCGACTTGTTCGTTCTTTCGTTCATTCATTCGACAAGAGCAATCTACTCGAAATGATTATAATGAAGAACTTAAAAATTGGCATTGAAGTTGAAACCATAAACAAAGTATGGAAGAACTTGATACCGACGTTTAAGGTTCAATTGTGCGAAACTTATGAACAACCATCAGATATACGCTCAGAGTTCATATACATCCAGCCAAAACTCGATGGAGTTAGATGTATCTGCATTGTAAAAAGTGGTGGAGTTGAGCTTTTCACCCGTAACGGCTCTAAGATAGAAGGGTATGATTCAATAGAAACTGCGATGCTTGAATATCCTATTGACTATGTATACGATGGCGAAATAATTGGGAGTTCTTTTGACAATACAATGGAGGGGTTATTTGCCAAAGGAAAACGAAAAGAAGCTAACTACATTATCTGGGATATGCTACCACTTAAGGAATTTAATGAAAGAATATGTAGTATGCCATATTCATATAGATTAAATAACTTAATGCAAACTAGAGATGCTTCGGAAAATACAAAAATTATTGTATCTACGAAAAAGTCTGCAAGATTATTTTCTGAAGACCCAGATAAAACATGCAACTTGATGGTTCTTGATGGATACGAAGGAGTAGTATTGAAAGGGGCAGATACAAAATATGATTACAAGCGTTCATACTCTTGGTTAAAATATAAGATGATGAAAACTGATGAGTTTAACATCATAGGTTTTGAAGAAGGAAATGGACGCAACTTAAACTCATTGGGGGCAATTATTGTTCAGTCTTTAGATGGAAACATTGAAAGTAAAGTTGGCTCTGGATTTTCAGACGAGCAACGCCAATATATCTGGGAGCATCAGGATGAACTGGCTTGGACAAAGGTAGAAATAAAGTTTCAGGAAGTTACCAAAGACAACTCCCTCAGATTCCCAACTTTTGTTAAGTTTCGTGACGACTTAAATTAAATCTAAAATCATAAATTATGTCAGTATTAGTAAGAGCAACATTTGAATCTGGTAAAGTAAAATATATCAGAGAAACTGAATCTCAAAAACGTCAAATTGAAATACTAAAGCAATTTGCTCTCGATAACGAGAAAAAAACTATTTATAAAGAATTCTTTGCCGAAGATGAACTCAATTTTGAAAAGAACCTGTTACTGTATTACGAGAAAATAATACTTCCTGCACTGTATCCAGCAATGAAGAGTGAATACGGTTTGACTTCAATGTCAGACTGCGATGCGACATTGTCAGCAATGTTTCTATCAAAAACAATGGTCAAACTCGACAAGACAGAATACAAGATTCACAGACGCATGAAAGACATATCATTTCAAGACCAAGCCGATTTTCTTGCCAAGATAGCAAATATTGCTATTACAAAGTATTCACTTCGTTTCCCATCAGCTGTAGAAATTCAAAAATCAAACTTGATATGATTTTAACCGGAGATGTTGAGTTAGTAAATCTAACAAATCAAACAATATACTTTTATCCAGCGGAGTCTGTTGACCTGAAAACACCAGTAAAACAATCTGATGCTATTTTAGTTACTAAACGCTCAATTGAAGTTCATTCAACTGGACATGCAAAGGTTGAGATTTCACGAGTTGAAATGCAAAATGCAAGAATTAAAGGTAAGAATAAAAGCATACCAATAGGAGTTGGAAACTACGGTGTTGTATCTGGTATACCTGAAGAAAAACAGAATACTATATATATAGTATCACAACTTGTATATAATGCAGCTCATCATACAAGAAAAGATATCTTTATGATAGACAAACCTATCCGCACAGAATCTGGGCAGATAATTGCGTGTCGAGCATTGAGCAGGCCTTACTATGAAGAAAATGCGAAGGCGTTAATGCCAGCGATAAATTATCTTACAAATTTGTTGCCAACCGTAGGCACTACAAGATTTGATAAGTTAAGGGGAATTATTGTTTCACTTAATAAATTCATAGAGAAATAATGCCTCGCCATCTCACAAACTATACAGATTTACCTTTGCCAATTTATCAGGCAATTAAGAATGACTCTTACGTGCCAAGGGGAGATATCTCTGTTACTACATTGATAGATTCTCCTTATATTCGTTTACTGCGTAAATTTAACGAGTATGAGGAAGATGCTTCCGATATGGTTTGGGCGCTGATGGGACAGGCTTTACACTGCGTAATTGAAAGGGCTGGCGATAAAATTGATAACAGTAAATTCTATCCAGAAATAAAGATGGAATTGAAAATTGAAGATAGGCTGTTATCTGGAACATCTGATTTAATAGAACGAGTCTACGATGAGAATGGAGTTAATATAAAGAATATACTCCATGACTATAAAAATATATTTGTTTGGTCTGCAATGGCTGGCGAAGATTCTCCAAGTTATGACCACTGGAAGAAGCAAACAAATATATACAGATTAATGGCAAAATATGGAAGACACTCAGATACTAAAGAAAAGATAGGAATTGAGATTCACGAAATATATATACATGCTTTTCTGCGTGACTGGAAGAAATCAGAGTCCAAAAGAATGTCAAACTATCCTCCAAAAGCAGTAATGACTTTTAAGATTGAACTGTTAGATGAGAAATATATAGTTCAATATTTGAAGGATAGAAAGACATCGCACTTCTTATCAGAAGATGCAATGTCTAAAGGCTTCGACATCCCAGTTTGCAACGAAGAGGAAAGATGGGCAAGGCCCGAGATTTGGAAGATAATGAACGCTGATAAGAAACGTTCACTTAAAAACTTTACTATAAATTCAGACCAAGACAGAAATGAAGCGAACGTTTATCTTGCATTAAAAATGGGAGATTACAATGGAAAACTCTGGATACAAAAAGAACCTGGCGTAGATACAAGGTGTGCTGACTATTGCAGCGTATGTGGATTCTGCAAGTATTACAGGGCAAATTACGACAGTTATGGCCAAAGAAAAAAAGGAGATGTCGGAGCAGGACAAAATGAAAATGTTTCTGGACAAATCGAAGAACCTGTCATACAAGAATCTAAAATTAAATTTGACTTCGATTAATGAAATACTTGAAATTGAATATGATAAAGCCTGGGGCCAATTTGATAGAAATGAGTTTAAATCTCTGCATGATTGTATATCTAATAATGTATATTCTGATTATGCTTATTGCCTATATCACCACTGTGCATTTGACAAAGATTACTCTTTTTATAAAATTAGAATCTATAGACTTTGTGATATTGACGGTCAGTATATATTCTTTGTTAGTTCTGCAATCAAAAAGAATGAAGTAAATATGGCTAAGGTTAAGGTTCCAACTGTTGTAAATAAATTAAATCTGGTAAAGGGAGATGTTGTTAAGATTGACGACCTACCTCCATTGTTGGACTATAAAAACAGTTACTACGACCCAAAACTTAAAAGACGCGTCCCAAACCCAATTCAGTTAAAGGAACCTGAAAAAAAAGTAAAAGAAACAAATGAGCCAAAAGAAAAAACAACGGCAGTAAAACGCGAAAAAACTGAAGACCTAGTGATAAGAGATTATAATATATTTGCTCCAAATATGCCGAAGCAATCTGACTTCTTGGAGCCAAGAATATGCACTAGGATATGGACACTTGGAATCGGAATAGAATCTGGATGGGGATGGTATCTAAAAGAACAGGAAGGATATAAATATAAGTTTGAATTCTATTGCCGTCCGACAACTATACTTGATGGATTTGAAGCGTATGATAAAGGGGGAGACTTTATGACACACGCTTATATGAAATGGGAGTATCCTGCGCTGTGTAATGAGGCATTGGCTCACGATAATCTATCAAAGATATATAAGGAGAATGGCAATGCTACTGACGCGCAATTAATCTTAAACGTATTAATTGACTCATTTATTATAAACTGGAAACTATGACAGAAGATAGGATGAACGAAGTTTTAATCAAATAAAAGAAGGGTTACTTACAAAAAAAGAGTTCATAAGAATAGTTGAAATAGAGCTATACGAGGCAAATGATTCTAAAGAATTGTGGGACTTTGACAATGTAGATATAATTCATCATCTTCAGCATGTTAACATTACCGTAATGGAGCGAGAATCTCTAATCAATCTTTTAGGATACAGAGAACCTGATAATAATTTTATAGAAGCTGAAAACCTTCTTGAAGAACTTAAAATTGAAGAATTTAAAATAGCAATAGATAAATTTAGTATTGAAGAGTTAAGAAACAGATTACGATAGTGTAATTGATATAGAATATTTTCAGACAAATTAATTCTTTACTTGGACATTAAACATTTATTTTCGTTATTTGTATTATGAATTTTTACTTCGACGATACGGAATTACTGCAAGACAAGCCAAAGTTCTCATTGGATGAGATACTTGAAGTTAAACAAGATGAAAATCTTTATCTATCAAGTGTTGATATACGAGATATGTTTGGCGAAATTATTTTCTATTGCGGAAAAAAAGATGATTTGTTAAAGCAAATGCCGACAAACTGTGCTGATATAATCATTACAGATAATCCATCGGTTCATAACTTGAATATATTAAAGGAGATATTAAATCTCAAAAGCACAATACTTATCTTCGATATCGCTGGAATGATGATTGGAGATGATGAAGAAAGAATTGAAAACTTTTTAAGGCGCAATAACTATGAATTTACAAAGAAATGTTATCTTGGCGACGTCCCACTATATGATTATCGTAGGCAAGAAACCAAAAGCTATACTGACATCTTTTTACAAGGAATACCGATTGATGTTGCTAGTATGTGCTTCATTAACAGCCTTGGCATTGACACTTGCGTTATTAACGATAGCTGCGTATTATCTGACATCGCACACTATTCCATTAAGAATGCCAAGAATGTAGTTACGATACTGGAGTTTAAGCCAGACTCAATGAAGTTTATTGAGAACGTTGACAAAATAAAAGAATCATTGCCAAATGTAGATACTAATAAAAATTATGTATTATGGTAGAAAGAGTTGACATATTAAGTGATGCGTTTAAGTTGGTAGACCCGCACCACGGAACTAACTTTGAGAAAAGCCGAACTGCGTTCTTATCATTCGCACCTAACAACTTTCAGATTTCCATATCAGCATTCTTTGCGAGGCAGTTAGGTTTTCTATCTGGAGATAGAATGTGCTTCATTCAACACAAGACAAATCCACTGTGCTGGCTATTTTTCAAGACTACACAGAAACATCGTTCAATTGAAGTTAAGATACGTGCAGGTGGATATTCAGCTAATTCAAAAGAATTTGTAACACAGATAGGTAAAGCATTTGAATTTAATCCACTATACACAGGTCGTATAAGACTCTATGTAAATATGGACAATCCTATTAAGCATAATATTTCTGATGGCGAAGGTGGAACAACAGAATCTGTAATGTATCAGATATACGATATACCTGAACTTCGCAAGGATTTCGAAGACGCACAAAAACTTGCAGAATACTGCATAAGAATTAAAAATTCAGATTACATTATAAAGAAACAGTCATGATAATAGTAGACCCAGCAATTGACCCATACTTTATAAAGACTGAAAAGTCCCAATATAATGTATTCAAGAATCATAAGCCAAAGCCTCCGGCCAAAGAATATGAAAAGTTTGTATCTTCACATACTGATATTGATGGAGCTCTCAAAAAGATTGTCGACCTTAAAATTGAAGCAAAGGGAGGAGCAGTATCACTGATTGAATATCTTAAGGAAATACGAAGTTTAAAGATGGAAGTAAGGCGAATCACGCATGACGACTTAGATGCTCGTCTAGCGCATCTGCAAAAGCAGATAAATGAACAAAAGACAAGAATTGACAATTTACCAAAGAATCAAAGAATTGAATTAATAGACTAACAAATCTAACTAATGATAACCGTTGACAAGCAAAAATTAATAGTGACACTGCAGAAGCAGGACTTTACCTACAACGATACTCAGTTATTCAGAATGTATAACTTTGTATGGAGTCCAGATGGATACGTAAATGTTCCAGTTCGTGGAACCTCCAAGAAAGCGTTATGGTCAACGATTAAGCAACTTTACCCTACATTTAAAAGTTGGGATAAAAAAGAAACAGATAGAATAATAAATGAGATTAAAGAAGTCTTCACCATTTACGAGAACGGATTTGATGAGGCGGTATCTGAAAAGGTTCCTTTATACAAGTTTCTCTTCGCACACCAAAAAGAGTGCGTCAGGGCTCAATGCTATAAAAAGTATAACCTCATATCATTGGAACAGGGACTTGGGAAGTCTATGTCGGCTATTGTTCCATCTCTTATTTTAAATACTCCAATAACTTTAATCATAGTTCCAAACTCATTAAAGTATAACTGGAAAGAAGAGATGACATCTACATGGCAAGAACGTTTTGGATGGTCGATTCCAGAAAATCAAATTACAATTCTTAATGCAAACAAATCGCACTTCGCAAGAGAAGAAAGATTTATAATTGTCAACTACGACATTGTTGACAAGTATATGGAGTGGTTTTTATCTAAAGATATTAAACGAATAGTAATTGACGAGTGTCACTATATCAAAAATAGAGATGCCGGAAGAACTAAAACAATAAAGGCACTCATCTATAAGATGCGTCCATCTGTTTCTTTTCTTGGAGGAACGCCAGCACCTAATAGAATTACAGATATATTTTCATACCTTGAAATGGCAAGGCATCCAGAAGGAGAAAAGTATTCTTGGTTCCTTAAAAAATATTGTATCACTCAAAAGACACAATATGGAGAGGTTGCCAAAGAAGGTATTAACCTAGAAGAACTGAATCGTAATATTCAGAACTTCATGATACGTAAGTTAAAAGTTGACTGTTTAGATTTACCAGAGAAAAACTATATCAAGATTAACTTTGAGAATGAAGAGTATGACGCTATATATAAAACTGCATACGATGAGTTGATGCGAAAGATAATGGCATCTAATGGAAAGCGTTCCGCAGATATTGAAAGCCAAATGAACACTTTGCAGATTATAACTGCAAAAGCAAAAGTTAAACCTTGTATTGAACTATGTGAAAATATCATGTCAGATATTCACGTAAAGGATGGCAAAGAATATCCAAAGAAAGTTGCTATCATGTGTAACTTTAAGGAGCCATTGTTCATGCTACAAGAATACTTTAAAGAGAAATGCGTAATGATTTACGGAGGTGTTGAGTCCGAAAAAAGAATGGAACTTGTAAATGCCTTCAGAAAGATTGACAACGTTCAGGTATTCTTGGGGCAAACTACAAGTGCCGGAGTTGGGCTTAACATGACCGAGTGCGCAGATGTGATATTCTTAAACTTTCCATACACACGAGCCGAGATAGAGCAAGCAGCTGACAGGTTTCACCGTATAGGTCAAAAGGAACAGGTATCAGTTTACTTTACTGTTTTACGTGGAAAAATTGACGAGTATATATACAAGATACTGCAATCAAAATATCGCCATGTGTCAAAACTGATTGATACTAAAGTTGACAATACAGATACTGTAGATGTTGGCGACTCATTCATAGGTGATATGTTTGAACAGATTAAGGGAGAAATATTGGCTGCAAATTTAAAACATGCTGAGTTATGATACGTTTACACTTCATGTTATATTCAGAACTTCGTGCTGCTCTAAAACTGCTAGCAAAGCATAATATAAATATTTACTATTCAAACCAAAGAAGTATATTTATACAGGTCAAAACACTTGAAGTTTTAAAATATGGAGAACTATGATACGTTTACATTTCTACACATACGAAGAACTACACGAAGTTGTAAAGTTATTAATACTTGCAAAGATACCTCACGATTTAAGAAGTAGATGTATACTTATAAATATAGATAGAGGAACCGGACTTGTAAAATATGGTGAACTATGAATAATGAAACTTCTATAAAAATAATGCACGCTGTATTTGAAGTTGAGTCTCTTCAAGTAAAAAGAAGTAAGTGCATAAGTATTTACTCAAGACAATACGCAAGATATACAAGCAAGATTAAAAGAAAATTAGAATACATAGAAAAATACGTGAATAAGTTTATATCTGATAACTCATAAAATTACAACGCGTTTATAGCCGTTTTAAACGCGTCAATTCACAATCGCACACAAACATATAACACGTATACAAAACAACGTTAAAACGCATTTAAACAACAAATAGGCATATTGTATGGCAAACCTCAAACCAAAAAAGATATATTTAGCGATACCATATTCAGGTATAGAAGATGAATCTCATGCAATAGCAAATTCTATACAAGCAAAGTTAATGAAAGAAGGATATTTGGTATTCAGTCCAATATCTATGTGTCACTTAACAAGTAAGCATCATGGACTTCCAGGTAATATAGAATTTTGGAAAGAACTCGATACATCATTTATTGAATGGTGCGAAGCTATTATGGTAGTGCAAATTCAAGTTGCAACTTCACATGAAGGAAGCGAGCAGAGAGCATTAAGATTAATTAAAGAATCAAAAGGAGTTCAATATGAAATTGAACTTGCTAAAAAATTAAGAAAACAAATTTTAACTTACATATATGAGTGATAAACAAATAGACTTCGTTGAGATGTATGAGTATTACATGACTCAAATATCTTCAATAGAATATCTTAAGAAACACAAGATTGATGTTGTAATTGGAACTGTCAAACAGAAATCAGATGCTGAATCATCAATAGTGACAGCCGATGGACAAAAGACAACTCTAACAGTTGATTGCACAAGACTTCAACTATTAGTTGAAGGAGGTTCCAGTTGTATTTACATGAGAACAGTTGAAGGAGTTAGCGATGAAAGTAAATACTACTGTGCATATTTCACGTATAAGGATATACTTAACAGCGGTATTCAGTTATCATTTCTAATTTGGGAAGACCAAGCAAGAATATTAACTGAAATGGCAGAGAAGCAAAAAGGAAAGATACTGGCATAATATTTTCTAACTAATTTAACAGCTTATGAAACATGGCTACACTATAATCTTAATGATAGTATTTGTAACATGCAACAAAGAAATTACCTTAATAACAAAATATAAAATAGAAAGAAATATGAACTTATCTTCACAATTCACAAAGCTCGTAGAACAACATGAAGGATTTAGTCCTAAAGCATATAAAGATGCTAGAGGGCTTCAGACAATAGGTTTTGGAACTTTGATTGATTCTGCTCAACTTGATTATCTATTAAATGCAACAATAGATAAGAACGAAGCTGAACAACTATTGTTCGCTCATGCTGCGAAAGAAAAATTTATTCTTAATAACCTGTTGGCACAAGGTTGGAAACTTAATCAAAATCAATTCGATGCGCTGGCCGACTTCGCATACAATGAAGGAGACAATGCGCTGCTCGGAAGCACGCTACTGAAATTGATTAAAGAAGACCCTACTAATCTTGAAGCTATAAAGAATGCTTTCCTTGCGTATGACAAAACTGCTGCTATAAATGCAGATGGAACAGTTAAACGAAATCCAGATGGCAGTATAATGTTACGTGTATTGCCAGGACTTGTAACACGTAGGGAAGATGAATATAACTTATTTATAACACCTGTAAGTAATGATACTCAAGCTTAAGCCAGAATACGTTGATAGCTTTAAAAGCTATCTTGAATTAATAGACTGTGTATTTCAAGTTGAAAAGAACAATTTCAATATCACAGTTACAAACGAAGACCATGCCTTCCATATAGGCAGAGTTTATCAGAAAATGATTTACGACTTAAAGCAACAAAATGGCAAAGAAAAATTACTTCCAGAATCAAAGGGTGAAATTTCAGAAGGATGATACGAAGACGCAAGAGATTGAAACACTTGAGTTCGCAATCAAGGCTCTCCAAGATTCTAACCAACCTATACCAAGCTCGATGCTTGAAGACCTCGCTAAACTCAAACGTTCAAACAGCGGTCAGAACAAAGTTAATGCTACTAAAATAGTTTACAATGGCGTAGAGTATGACTCCCGTCGGGAAGCACAATTTGCCAAACAGTTAACTGAAAATGGCATTAAGTTTGATAGCCAAGTTGAAGTGGAGCTGATGGAGTCAATTGTAGTTAACATGGAAAAAATAAGGCCTATTCACATTGTTGTTGACTTTCTTGTGGCCGGAGAATATTTTGTAGACGTTAAGGGCATCGAAATGGAAGTTTTTAAAATAAAGTGGAAGCTGCTCAAAAACAAATTAAGGGATACCAAGAAATACATTACAATTCATAAAGATTCTGAAATACCTGGAATAGTAGCTTTGATTAAACGCGACCAATGGCAGTAGAAAAGTTTATTGAACTTTCGGAATTTGGAGTTCTTAATCGTGGTAGAATTATTAATCTACTTGAATATAAAAATGAAAGACGCGACTATGAAGCGTATACATCTTTATTTTTCTTCAAGCATGATGTGGTTGACTACGTAAATAATAACATCAACAATGAAAGTAAAAGACCATCAATAGCTGGATTTATAGGAGAATGCTCTGCAAACTATCTATGGATAGATATAGATGTATCTGGCAATTTGCAAGAAGCTACTGATATGGTAAAACACATTGTATTGAAGATTGAAGCAAAATATGAAATCAGTTATCGTTCTTTGGTTATATATTTCAGCGGCTCAAAGGGCTATCATATCGGTATACCAGTCGAATGCTTTGGTGCAAAAGAATACTGGTCTGACTTGGTTCCAAAGATATTTAAAGCAATGGCTCAATCTATTACTGACAATTCTTCAGTTATAGATACAAAGATATACCATGTAAATAGATTATTCAGATGCCCTATGTCCAGGCACCCGAAAACTGGAAATTATAAAATACCAGTTGATTATACTATATTATCTAATGATGGAGGACTAGATGAAATACTTACATATTCAAAGGACGCAAGAGTTCATTCAAGGTATAAATTAAAGGTAGAGGTAAGCGAAAAACTAACAAAGTTATTTGAAGACTGCACAATTACCCAAACAACAAATATAGATTTATTTGAAGAATCTGATGGATACCAAAAAGCATTATCATTAAAGGATAACAGTTCAATATTTAGATTGCCAGATAATGGAGAAAGAAACGATTTAATATCTAGAATGGCATATAGATTATTTGCTGTTAAAGATTTAAAAGTTAACGAGATAACTGATATAATGAAGTTCATTTACGAATCAGTAAACGACCACTCTAGAAAGCAAGGATGGAGTAGGTATGCTGAAATGGAAATGAGAATGTCTATAAATTCAGCTTACAGTAAAACAAGAATCAAGGCCATAAAGAAAGTTTCTGTAAAGAATGTTTCCAGTATGGCATTGCAAATGTATAAAGAAATTAAATCATCTGTATATCTTCCATTCTTTGTTCAAGAGATAAATAACGATTTGGGAGGTGGATTAAAGCTTGGAGATAGTTATTCTTATATTGGACGCGGAGGAACAATGAAGTCTTATATGCTTCAGGAAAATATTATTGACAATGTTATGAAGAAAAAAGTCTCCATATATGCTAATATGGAGATGTCAGAAACAACATGGTTTGATAGAGTATGGAAAGCGATATTCCATAAGTCAATGACGGAGATGATTGCAGACGGAGAATTGACTGATGATAATATTACTGAAATGTGCAAGCAAGTTGAAGTTCAAATTGAAGATAACTTGCAAATGTATCCAGGCTCAAATCTTGACCCATCTGAAATAACAAATTTAATACGTGAGGCAGAAAAAGAATTAAAGAAACAAGTTTGTTTGTTCGGAGTAGATTCAATATCTATGATGAAAACGCACGGAGATAACATAGGATTTAACTCCGGCAAAATGTCAAAAGAATTAAAAGAGGTTGCAAAAGAAACTAATACTACAATAATAAGTATTAATCATGCAAGAACAGACTGTCCAACTTTTGAACGAAATGTATCTGATTATGTATTGGGAGGACAAGCTTTTATTAATAACTGCGATGCTTATTTTTCTTTCTCTTCAGTTGCCGACAAAGAATTATCCGATGTTACAAAGCAAATTCCAGATTATGTTCTCATGCCTGGCATAAAGTATGTGCGATTTGTAAACAAGAGAGGAACTGGAAATACTATTGATAAGATAATACAGTTTTTACCTAATGGCCGCATACACGCATTGCCGGATAAGCCGTCAAGTTTTGATATGCAAAATACATACACATCAGACTATCATTAGACAATTTCAATCTTTACTTTGACGTTTGTTATTTATTATCGTTATTTGTATTGTAATTAAAACTACTATATGTTAAACGACCCAACTGGAGAACTTGAAGATGACAATCCTATTGATGAAGACTTCAATGGCAACCAACAAGATGTTGAAGTTCAATGTGCATACTGTGGGCAGCCAATGATTGTAGCTGCGAAATTTGAGGAAGATGTTGTATTCTGTGATGAAGAATGCGAAAGAATGTATTATAAAAGTGACTATTGAATATGGAAATAAGTAAAAATATCTTTGCATATATGGGGAATAAGTCATCAATAGCTACTTGGGTTATAGATAACTTCCCTCCACAATTTGACCGTTACTGTGAAATTTTCGGTGGAACAATGGCAGTTCTTTTGGAGAAACAAAAAAGTGAAGTAGAACTGTATAACGATTTCAATGGGCACTTGCCAAATATGTTCGAGTGTATACGAACAACGAAGGATGAGTTTGTTGAAAAGTTAAACGAACTAATTATATCAGAAGACCTGTTTAATCATTTCTTTGCAAAGATGGAGAACATGAATACTCCTGTTGAAAAAGATGGAGACAGAATAATTGTAAATCTTGATAGAGCTGTTATGTATTTTTATATAATGAGCTTTACGCATAAAGGAAAGTATACTGGCGGATTTAGTTTAATACCAGATAAAGGATATACTGAAAAGCTTCAAGAAAAAATTAATACTATAAACTGGATTCACCAACGAATAAAGAATGTAATTATAAGTAACAAGTCATATGAAAAACTTGTTACCGCAAATAATAAGGAAGGTGTTCTCTTGTATCTTGACCCTCCATATAATAAAACGGAGTCCTATTATGAAAAATTAGCTGGGTCATTTACTCAGGCAGACCATATAAAATTGCGCGACTTACTAAAGAAACACAAAGGATACTTTCTACTTAGTTATGAATCTGACCCATTTATATCTGACCTATATTCAGAGTTCTATATTCTTGGTAAAGAAAAATACAGACCAGGTAAAGGAGAAGAGGTTGAAGAAATACTTGTATGCAACTATAAACCACAGGCTAATCTATTCTCTCAAGACTTAATGAGAAACACACTTGACCAATATAAAACAAAGTTATTACCTGAATTTAATTTTGACTAATGGAAACCAGAAAAGTTAACTTAATAGACCCAATCAAGAGAATCATAACTGGCCTGATTGAAATTGACCAAGAACTTGCAGTGCTTGAAGTAACACACAGGCCATCTGCTAAGGATAAAGCTACGAAAAGAATAGATGAAAGTCTTGCAGCTTTGAGTAACCTACGTGAACTTGTCCATGGATTAAATAAAGACGCTTATATTAATAAATAAACTTTTTTCTTAACAATTTAACAAACTAACAATGAAAAAACTAAAGCTAATCTTCATCGGTGAAGGCAACTACGAAGAAGTAAAAGGAGATGGAAACAGACTTCCTAAATGGGATTTCAAAGCTAACGGTGTTGGCGGCTATCTCGAATGTGTATTGATGGCAGTGCATGAATACACTGCAAAGGCAACTGGACAAAAGTTCAGGGTTTATGATGTAAGACACAGAGCCACACGTGAACCGTATTCTGTAATACCCAATAAACTATTAGAGCAAAGGTTAAGTTCAATACCTTTGTATTCTGCCGTGAAGATAGTTTACAAGGGAACTGTTCCGCCTAAAAACTATATGAACTATGATGTGTTCCGGGATAAAGATTTTAAATTTGACCCGCAAGTTTGGCAGAACATTGTTTATGAAAACACAGCACAAGACACTCCTCCTGTTACTACAGAAACAAGAGATGTTAACGTTGCAAATAAACAGCAAACTCCCGCAGCAAGTAATATTGCTGATGACGATTTGCCGTTCTAGGATTTTGGGTTAGTGAAGAATGGTTAGACCCTTATACGATGGCAGTGCTGCTGATAACACCTTAGGTGAAACACCGGTTAAGTAGGTTCGAATCCTACAGGGTCTGCAATATAAAATTTAGTTATATTAATTCAATGGACTTGAACATAGTCGACGCAATACATATTTACAACAAGTATAGTTTGAACTGGCGAGCGGATTCATCTCTCGTGTAACTCATAGGAAGGCGAACTAAGTATTTATACTTTAAGTGTGACTTAAGAGGAGACCGGATAAGAACGGGACATTAAAACAAAGAGAGTTAGGCTTGTAAAGTTAGAAGTCAGTAAGCGTACTATCATTGAATTATATAACTTTAAAATAATATAGTATGAAATTCGGAAAAGAAATAAAGTATAACAGTGAATGGCGAGCTGCAAACTATCCTGAGCTTTCGCCAGTCACATGTTCTCCATTGTTATTCAGCACTGTGTTTAATGATGACTACTTTATCAAAAAGTATTCCGAGTTATATAAAGATAACAAGAATCCTGGCATTATAATTAACAGTGAAAATATAATACTTAGAGATTATCTTCCAATGCTAGGAAACGAGCAATTAAACATAATAGAAACTAATGGAAAATTTACTATTCCAAAAGAGACTATTATTGACCTGTGGGAAGATACTCCAGATGAGAATCACGTTTACATATACTATCTTGTAGTGATAGGTCAATCAGGGTTCCATAAAGTGGCCCTTCTTCAAACTCGTTCACAATTCTATTACATAGATACTAACAATAAAACTGTATTTGTTTATGAGCAACATGAGCTTATAAACCAGTTCCCATATAACCGCCTAACTAATTTATCCGTTCTTGTTAATCCAGCAATACCAGAATTTATTGCATACAAGAAGGAAAACTTCCTACATATAATTTCAGAATGAAACAAAGAATGGCATCGCCTTTAGACCTACCAAATCCTCTAATAGAAGAGTTCATGCGCGGCTCGCTGATACAATATCAGGAAGAAAGCGCAATCAAAGGAACACTTGCAAAGTGGTATACTGAAGTTGTGTGGGGAACCTCTACAGACAATGACGGAAGAGATATAGTTGAAATAGGCAAGTATGGGTGCAACGGCTATCTTGATTTGTCTGTAATACGCGGCATTGACTTAACAGAAGAAATATTACTTGATTATGGATTTCTGCAAGTAAACAAGCAATCATCTCTTATAACATTCTATCGTGACGATATAGGATACTTAAAGCTATCGGTATATGGAGTTGAATGTCTTTTTACCGGCGGAAAACCAATAAAGTATCTTCACAGTTTTCAAAGAGTATTCTTTGATTATACTGGAAAAAGATTATCTCCAAAAACTAGCGAGCCTCCAAAGGTTGAAAAGAAATTATCTTTTGAATTTCACGAAAAGAAAACCGGCGACCAGATTCTTAAAGAGATTGCAGAGATTGAAACAAAGTATTCAGCTGCTGGGAATGTCAACTTTGAACTTGATGATGAAATGCAGTTGCCGGAAGATGTTATACGTCAAAAAAAGATTGATGAAGCTGTAAAATTATCAAAAGCTGTTACAACAGTAAAAGATATATCATTTGATTTTGATTAAGTGAGTTGACGCATTTAAACGCGTTATATGGCATTTATTATGGTTGTGGAATGTATATTAATGCCACGTAACAATTCAACGTTAAAACGATTATAAACGATAAATAAACATATACTTTAACTAACAAATAAACAAACAAAAATGAAAACAATTTAAATTTCAGACGAGTGTTTTGAAAAACTTAAAGACCAACTAACTGATGAAGAAAAAATTGATATATCTTCACTTAAAGATTTAATTGGTAAAAAATTCTTTTTTAGAACAGTCACTTATCATATGACTGGTAAAGTTAAAAAAGTTATTGGACAAATACTTGAACTCGAAGATGCTGCCTGGATAGCAGATTCTGGAAGGTTCATGCAGGCGATAGTTGACGGAAAACTAAATGAAGTAGAACCTGTTGGAACAGCTTTTCTTAATCTTGCAACTTGTGTTGATTTCTTTCCGTGGAAACATGATTTGCCTAAAACTCAAAAATAATGATAAGTATATTAAAAATTGGTTCTGATAATTCAAGGTCAAGGTCAAGGTCAAGGTCATGGTCATGGTCAAGGTCAAGGTCATGGTCAGAGTCAGAGTCAAGGTCAAGGTCATGGTCAGTATAAATTTTCTTTGTTATTTTTGATATTAGAAATTATATTGTCAGCTATGGGACTACAAATAAGTAATGACGCAACTCATGGCACAATTGTCATATCTGACAGTGCAGGTGTATCTCCTACTACCTACATAAATAAATCTGACATTGCACGCATAGATTCTTTCTTTATGAAAAACTCGCTGAATGGACTCGGACAGACTCCATACGCATACGGAGTTAGAACTCCGGGAAGAACTACAAAGACAATAGTTAAAATTGAATACGTAGATAAAACTACATTTAGTTTTGACTGCGACGAAGTATTAAATCAAACTGGTTGGCATGGCTGCACTTTAGCGGCATTAAACCAAGCCACATCAGATATAAACTCCTGGTTATAATGAGCGACAAGATTAAGCACATCAGCCTAGCTCCTGCAGAAAACGGATTCATATTAACTTATGACGAGTATTCAAAGGATACTAACAACACCTACGACGGTCTTCAATTTGACAAGACCTGCACAAAAGTATTTACTCTTCAGGAAAAAGATAAAGCAATTGATGCGTTTATAGATGTTTGTAAAGAAGCAGGATATATAAAAGCTGAAAAGAAATAGCAGAGTTGCTCCTGTTGTTTAAGTGAAATGGCTCCGATTATTCGGGGCTTTTTTTTGAGTAAAATTTAAAATCTTAAATAAGCAGAAAAGCCCATCAGAATTATCTGATGGGCTTTTTACTTTTAACTTACGGATACTATCCGTTAACCAGGGCTTGAACCAACTGACCAAATACTACATTGCCTGCATTGTAGGCTGCGATTGCATTTGTCAATTCGCGGTAGTTTGCAAAGGCTCCAAGCGGAGGGGTCAATGCAAAGTCAGAAGCGTCACCCAGATACTGCTGGATTGAAACATAATTTGTAGTAGTCTGCAAAATGTTCCAGCCGGCGTAGTCGTCCATGCCTTGGTTAGGGACACCGCCTTGCCATAAGATATAATATAAAACGCCACCGTCAGTGAACGTATAGACACCAGGAGCTACAAATGTAACTGTGATGCTTGTGCCTATAAAGGCGAATTTAATTTTCTTCATTGCTTTATTTTTAAGTGGTTAAAGTTGTGTAAAGTGCATCAACGGTTTGTGCAACTTCATATACTACGAAGTTTTTTGAATTATCTTCATCAACTCCTGCAACGTAAACTAAACTGTTTCCGGTTGAGCGAGCAGATGAACCGCTATTCTTTGAAACTACTATCATTGCATTAAGATAATTCAGTGTAAAGGTTCCTGTTCTTGACAATCCGTTCTTTGCAACATAGGCAATTGTCTTTGGAACAGTAGAGCCAGTGGCTGCTGTTTGAAGGGTAGTTACGTAATACTGTGCGTTTTTGTTACCGGAGTATTGACCGGTAAGAAGATTCATAAAATATAAAGTCGCTGTTCCGCCGGTAGGAGTTTCTTGTGCTCCAAGATGTCCATTCTCAAATAACAGGGCAGCTTTAAGAACAGATGGAACACCAATCATTTGAAGTGTAACTTCTGTAAGTGGTTGCTGAACTGGATTTATAACTCCTATGTAGGAGAATTGAAGTTTTTTCATTTCGAAGTTTTAAACGTAATCAAGTATAATATCTAATTTAAAATAATCAAAAGCAATTTTAATGCTAGTATGAACCGGTTAGAACATAGTTCCAAATCTGTGTAATGGTATATGGAATTGTATAGGACTTTGCTTTTTTATCATAAAGTCCTCCTTCAATAACATGGATAACGCATGGAGAAGATATTAAGGGTCTTTTCCATAATGGCTCAACTAAAACTATATTATCAAGCCTTACTGAATAAGACTGATTTAAACCAGAGTTTGCCTTTACAGGTATTCCATCTATTGCCGTTGGAGTAAAGACAATAGTTTCAACTGTTCCTGAATCCGTATTTGAAAGTAAACCGGTAAGTGTTTCGTTGACGTTTGCTGCTACGGATTGACCGAAATTTCTTATTTGAAATTGAGTTGGAAGCGCGGCGGCAGGAACAACAGATGATGTAACTGTAAACGCTGTGTTATTTGCCTTTGCCGTTACAACTACAATATTTCCTGAAACTGTTATTGTAAATGGAGTAGTCCATGCAGATACCAGGTTTAAATTTGCAGCTAATTTTGTAGCTATTGAGTTATTTGTATCTCCTGTTATTACAGTATATGATACTGTAGATGCTCCATATATTGCAGATACAACATCTCCGGGCAAGTATAGGCCAGCTATAGTTATGTAATCAATCTGTGGAGTTCCAACTCCTGCTGCTTGATGTATTGTTACAGCTGCAGTTCCGCTGCTGACAGGAGGAGCCGTAGCACCATTATTGATTGCAGAAGTATTAATGATAACTTGATAGTTAACATTAAGTCCATTGCGAGCTGCAATGGTGTAAAGCTGGAGTCCGTTTTTATCTATTAGCATGTTAAGCTGTTATTACTTTAAATACTGTGTATATTACTAATGTTCCATCTCCTCCTGATGGATTTCCTGTTAAATTTGTAGCAATTAAAGATTGATTTTCAATCGTAGATATTGAGCCATCTCCACTTGCGCTTCCTGTTGGGAAGGATTGAATTGCATTTTGAGTATCTGCAATTATACTAACATTTGTATACTGAATGTTAGTATTTCCGTTATTGTTTACACTTACAAATGTGTTAGTGTTATATGCAGTCGTTCCAAATGTGTAAGCAAAAACAAAGCATACTGGCTGTATAAATGTTCCAGTTCCTGTTGGAGGAACAAGGACGACAGGGGTAGTATTTAAGTTTAATATCTGTGCGCTAGTAAGTGTTGTCTTTACAGTAAACGTGCAGCAGCTTTTACTCATTGATTGAATCAGTGCCCCAAGCTGAGTAGGTGTTACTTTATATGTGATATACTTTCCAGAAACCGGGTCAAGCATATCAATTACAAAATATGAATTCACTGGGTCAATAGCTGACTCAAGTTTTGTTTGCTGCGATATCTGTAATGGATTCTGGCTCATGATAATTTTGGTATTATATTAGATAGCATTAAATTTTTAAAGTTATTGCTAAATAAATTTCCTGAACTGCTAACAATTATTGACGTATTCTCTGATTGGTCAATATCAAGTGTTTGACTTAAACAATCATAGCTTTGTGGAGATACAGGTATTTTTTCGTTAGATAATACATTAGCTACTAAAAACACAAGCAATGTTTTTCTGTCATCACAACATAGTGTCTTGCCTAATGTAACCTGCGCTTTTAAGTTGTAAACAAATCCAGAGTCAATTATTGCGTTCATAGCATTTGCTATTTGCGCAGGATAGATTATCTGTGGTTGAGTATTTACAACATCTTCAGAACATGGACTGCAAGGTTGGTGGTCGTTGCACTGACAGATTTTACTAATTGCATTTGAGTAATTGCAAACAAGTTGTATTAAACTGTTTGAATAAGGTATAGCTGGACTGTTTATTCCAGAAGCATACGGAGTATATGTGCTTCTAACTGTTTGATTCCCAGGTGTATTATAATAAGAATATCTTTGATATGCTTCCGTTGTTTGTATTTCCGATACAAGTAATGATGCCTTAATAATGGCAACTGCGTTTTTGTTAACAAGAATGTCGTCGCACTTGCCACAGCAAAACGCGCATGAAAGATTCTGAATTATACATTCTAAGTTTGAAAGATAACAGTCATTTGTTATTGTAACTGTATTTACATAATTAGAAGGAAGAGCTACTGGTGTTGCTGACTGATTAGCAAATGGAACTATTTGAAAGTTATCAAGCAGAACAACCTCTTGCCATTCTCCTGTATTTAACAGATTATTGTCTGGATTGTTTACTAATGCTTGATACAATACATATTGTCCAAGTAAAAATGCAAATACTATATCTCCGGTTTGAAACGTAGTAGCTATTGGAGTTGAAGTAAATCCATAGGTTGACAATGGAACTGAAACTATATTTACAGTAAACACTCCTTGTTTTGTGGAGTAGAACTGCCATGTTTCTGGAGCGCTTGGAATTACATTTGGAATAGTAGTATTGTATGACTGGTCTATATTAACCTGAACAGAAGATTCATTTACTGAATTGTATGTGCAAAATATTTTATTAACTCCGTCAGGATATGTTACGTTTATTAATCTTAATCCAAGATAAAATCTACCAAGGTTAAAATCCGCACTAGTTGGAGCTTGAGCATAATCTGTATTGTCCGTAAGAACAAATCCAGTGCAACCTCCTATTGGAAGTATTGATGGTGCAGATAAAGCTATCATTAGCAGTTTGGTTTTCCGCAGTTATTGCAACCGCAGATAGTATTTATATAATTAGAAAAAGTAACTATCATTTGATACTGTGTCGGATTGGTAGGGTCTAATGTATTTACTAGCAAGTAGTTGTATATAAAATACAGTTGAAGTATTATATCAAGTTCTTCAACTTCTTTTATACTGTTAACATTTAAACCTTTAAGATTCTGTTTATTTAATTTATGCTGCCTATCTATTAGGCACTGAACGAGATTGCACCAGAACTGAAATGTATTACCTGGAAGTATCGTTGCTATGTATTGTGGATTTATTTCAGATATGTCAACTATTGTTAAATCTCCATTTGAAAGATAAGTTGCTATTTGAGCATCATTAGTAGCAGCAGTATTTGGTATAGTTATACCATTTGCATTTACTTGATAAATCTTACCTTCATAATAAAAGTTATCAGTTGCCACCCAATAGTAATTTTGAGATTGGCTTGCTCTTGGACTTGGAAGTGCTGTGTAACTCAATTGAAACAATCCAACTAATAATGTTTCAAATGAGATTGTATCTAATGTAGGGTCTAACCAATTATCTGGGTCTAGCGAAGACAAGTTTAATACCTCTCCATTTGGATAAGTTAATTCTAATGTGGCGTATTGATTAAAGTCGCTAGGTTGCAACTGTGTGGAAAAAGTAGGAGCTATAACCCTATTAAATATAAGGTCTGGGCAAGAATTGCTCAATGTTAAAGTTATAGATACATCTACTGCCATCTGTTAAATTTTCGGGTCGTTTATATGCGTTTAAACCGCGTCCTTTTTTGTGCCATGTATAAATATGCAATACATATCAATTCAACGTTAAAACGAATTTAAACGCGTTAAATACGTATTCTATGGATTTATTCCTTTTACATTTTTTGTTTCAACTTTCTTTCCTTTAAGAGGATTGAAGTTTTTATTTTTTTCTGCATCCTTAGCTGCTTTTTCGTTTGCCTTTCTCTGCGAATCTATTTCACGTATTAAGTCTGATACATTTGTAGAGCCTGGAATATTATTGACTCCAAGTGAATACATAAATATCATCATCTTGGCGGCGTCAGCATCTGTCTGGTTATCTAGACCATACTTATTATAATCTGTTGCAACTGTCTGAGTTCCCTTTGTTACATTATCTATAATGTCTCCAACTTGTCCAGATATTGTTTCAGCATCAATAGGGTCTCTCGTATATTCAAGAGATTTAATATCTCTTGTAGTTAATTGTTCATTCTGACCTTTCTTGTATTCCTCATAAACTTTTTGTCCAGTAAATGAAACTCCCCATTTAATAACTTCATTAAACAAGAAGTAATCCAATATAGTTTTAAATGCGGTAACTCCCAAAGATGATTTGCTATCTATGCTTCTGTCGTATGAATCAGTTGCATCATCTCCACTTGAAACAATATGAGCTGCAGCCAAAGCTGTTAACCTTATGCCTTGAAGTTTTATTAAGTTGAATAAAAATTTACTCATAAAAGAATATCCAAAGTATTTTGCCTGTTGTGCCGCCTCTGAATAATCTTTTTCTTGCAATGCCTTTACAAGTCTTTCATTTGCAACCATTAATGTAGACCTTTCATTTATAGCAAAAGATTTAAACGCTAGCATATTAAGACTATTAAACTGCCCCCACCAGCGAGTATCACCAGGAACTAGCCCCGCTTGAAGTCCAGTTTTTTGTATTGGGTTATCTGTATTTTGAGTAGCCCTTACAGCTTCGTTTGCAAATGTAACTGCATCTTGATTTGGATTTTCAAAATCTACTGGAACATTTCTTTGTTCACAATAGTTTTTATACAAAGCAAAAAACGCTGTTCTCGCTGCAATTCTATGGTTCCATACTATTCCCATTAATGAAGCATCTGGCCCAAAAGACGATTCCCTATTTCCAAGTTCTTGCTTTAAAACAGATAACTTTCCAAGTTCAGTTTTATATAGTCCTTGCTCGAGTCCACTCAATACACCTGCAACCTTTCCAGGGAATAAGTCTTTAAGTATTCCGCCTTCAGTATTGTGCAACTCGTTTTCATAAGTTGATATATCGTATGTTGCAAGGCCTCTGCTATATACCTCTGGAGCATTCTCTCTTAAAAACTTTTCCTCTGCAGTTCCTTGTATGTATGAGTTCGACATCATACCAGTAGCGTCCTTCATATCTCCAAGTCTTGTCAATGCGCTACCTTCTAACTTTGACATTGAAAACACAGCAGATGAAAGTATCTTAAATGAATTGATAGGATTTCCTAGAACAAAGGCTCTGTAGTTATTCATTACCTTTGAAATCTCTCTACCGGTTGGACTCTTATACATTTCAGCTCTTTCGGAATCTATGCCCCTATTGAAATACATATTCAAGAAACCAGTTATGTGATTTGATAAGTATGTATTAAAAGTTGCTCCATCTCCATTAAAGAATGGCGTTCTGAAAATATCGTATAAATAAGTTTGCTGGTCAATGTGATTTAGATAGAATATCTGGTCGTCAATTCTTTTTCTAACTGCTTCATATGCGTTAGTATTAATTGACATAACTGATGGCTTTCTTTTTGTTAAGAAAGCTGTATTCATATTAAAGTCAGAATAGATTCCGTGAAATATCTTTGCATCGTTTGACTCTTCTCCATTTGGGTCAAAGTATGTTTTAGTTGTTAGATACGTCTTGTAGCGTATCATTGGAAAGTAATTTGGTATTTCAAAGAAATCAGTTCCGCTGAATTTTTCAGCAGCATCTTTAAGTGTTATTCCGCTGGAATGAACTCCATCTCTAACTTCAGATAATCTTTTATAAATGGTATCGAGATATGATTTCTCTTCCGGAGTTAATTGATGCTCTCCAGAAATTATGTCGTCTATCAATTTTGACATAGCTTTAGACTTACTATCTAAAACTTTCATATCAACTTTCTCATCACCTGTTACTGGAGAATCGCCTGATTGAACTGGCTCTCCACTATCTGCATATCCAGAATCTTTTAATATATCATCAAGCTCTTTTTGTATTTGAGCTTTGCTACGACGGCTCATGACAGCTGTATCATTGAGTATTTCTTCAATCTCTTTGTCTGTCCAGTTGCCGTCAGGCTTCAATCCAAAAGATATAAGAATAGAATCCTTAATCATATCCTTCGAACTTGCATTTACCAAATCGTATGCTTTCTTTAAGTTTTCGTCAGTTTCACTATGACTTAAGGCTGACTTTTTGCCAATGTCGTCAATATCTATTCCTTTATCGTGCAAGAACTCTAATGTACTACCCGAAACGGTAAAGTCTGGCAACTGATTAAGCAAGCCGTGCATACCTATCAAGTGCATTGAAGCATTTCTAAACTTACCTACTGGAGATAAATCTTTTGTGGCTCCAGATACTCCACGAAGATATGCTTGATATGCTGCATCTAGTGGCTGACGTATCTCACTGTTTAACAATCCTACTTGTGCTTTTGGAAAACCTTCAAGTGCATCAAATATAACTGATAAGTTATGAGATGAGATATTTCCTAGTTTATCATACCAACCAGTAATCTTAACTTTTAATCCTTCTCTTTCTAACTTTGGAAATGGAACTATGAATGAGCCCCTGATATTGTTTTTAAGTATATCGAGTATGTCAGAAGGCATAGCTTTATCATTAAGTAAATCTATATACTTCTTCGACAATGATAAACTTGCCTTATCATACCAATCAGACGCTTTCTGCTTATCAACAAACTGTATTAATTTGTGGTCAACAGTAGTTGGATTGTTTAGAAGTTCATGTAATATCTCTTCATACTCCTCAAATTCTTTATTTGTTAAGTTTTCAGTTTTTATATTTGCGAACTCGTCAATAAACCTTTTGTCGACTGCGCCAGCGCCTTGATTAACCATTTTAGCTAATTGCTCTTTAGCTAAATCTCTTCTCATTTGCATCATTGCATCCTCAAGTGGAGTGGAGTCCTTTGCGGATGTATCTGAACTTGTTTTATACTGGTCGTTAAATTGTTTGAGCCATTCTGAATATTTTTTAGAAAGCTCATCTGATTTTTTTATAAAATCATCAACATTTACATTTTCTATCCTTGTTGATAATAGATTTGTATAGTCAGATATGGCATCTGGAGTATCAAACATTTTTACGTTTATAGAAGATAATCTCCTAACTGCCATGTAAAAGTTAATGTTATCTCTGCTATACCTTGCAAATCTATTGTTGGCTAATCTCTGTTGTCTTTTTGCTTCATCAAATGCTGTGCGATAATTTGCATCAGTCATTACACCTTCAATAAAGTTAATGTCCTTTTCGTAATCTAGTATATTCTTTCGTATTGGAGTTGACAATAATCTTAACAGTTCTTCTCTGTCATATTTAGAAATCTTTGGCGTTTCTGTTTGAATAAGCCTAGCTTTCCACATATCAATTATACTACGAGCATGCTCTGATGCAAGTTGTTTTGCTATTTTTGTCGACTGGCCATACTTGTAAAAATTATCATTAATGTCATTTAAAAGTTTTAATACATTATCTTTACTAACCTTTCCATCTTTATCAGAGAATAGAGCTGCATACCAAGCTGTATCAACTGGCTTTGGTTCAAAATCAGAACGCAAACTTCCAATTAAAGGTATGGCTTGCTGCCTTGGTTTCATGCTCAATGCCATTGTAACTGGCATTTCCATCTTATATAGTGATGGAAGTGAGTATCTATTTGCTGCATCGGTAGCTTCTCTTTCGCCAACCAAAGATTCGTATATTGCGTGCGCAAACTTGTATTCTGGTGTCGAAGTTACATGATTCATTAGTTCAGAGTATCTCGTATCAAGGAACATTTCATCTTTTGCTTTTGGCTCAACTCCATTTGATATGTCGCCTAAAGCAGTTCTTATTTCATGATAATCATTTGAGTTTATTATTTTTTTAACTTGTGGGTCACCAGATTTGTATAACAGATATGTATTGTAAAGAAACAATTTCTCTTTAAACATTTCTGGATTTCCGCCTGCCCACCAACCTTCATAATCTTGCGCAATGTGCTGAAACTCGTGAATGGCAAGCGCTCCAATGTCAAATCTTTCATCATCTTTATGTGCAAGATTTATTCCTATTCCATTTTTTTCTGCCATTCCAAATTCATTTGACTTCGGATTATTATAGAAAGTAATTCTTTTATTTCTTAAAAATGGATATACTTCAAATAATTTTTTATGAGTTATAAAATCTCCAATTGGAATATTAAATGTTCCACCATTCTTTGTCATATCAGTTGCTTCATTTAAAACATCTGAATTAATCTTCATATCCTTATCTGATATCTCAAACTTTAGAAACTTCTTTCCAAGTGTTTCCATAAAGAAACCATATTTGAGAAAGTTTTCCATAGAATTTGTCGCACCAAGTCTTTGCCATTGGTCAAGATTCTTTTTTAATTGCTTGTATAAAGTAGGATTAGTATCTAATAAATTATTCAAACCCTGCAATCCTGCGTATGTGCCTATCCTATTTAACTTATCAACTTCATTGTTATTGTTAATTAGGTCGTGCAAGTTCTTAAATGCACCAGTCCATAATGGAGCGCCGCCCTTTTCACCAGTTTCTAATTTATTTAAAAACTGAACTTTTTCTATTGCATCTTTAATATCAAATTGATATTCTTGCATTAAAGAAGCTGCAGCTTGAATGTCCATTTGCGGTAATTCAAGTTTATTTTCTTTTAAATATTCAGTAATATCTTTAATATTCTTTTCATGTTCCTTGAGGTCTACCTTTTCAGATGTTTGAAGTATTCTATCTGCCTTAGTCGTTTTTCCGCCTGGCTCTTTGTCAGATTCTTTCTGCTCAGAGTTTTCCCCGACTCCGACACCACTTTGTATCCGTTCTTCGTTTTCACTATCATAATCTGGAATTTTATTAGTTATATCATCATTGTTTTCTCTTTCAAGAAACATCTTTTTTGCTTCGTCATTCCACTCTTGGGCGTTTGCGTCAAGTGCATCCCAAACTGCCATCATTTTGCTGTTTGCAATTATTGCAGTGGTTCCAACTGGCATATCTTTTATTTTCTTTGCTTCAATACATCTAGCAAGAAATTCATTAAAAGATTCTCCTTCTGGTATCTTTACATCTGGATTATTTACATAATACGCTTCGTCAAATTCAGATTCTGGTAATCCAGTATATATTCCAGTATTTAATGTTTTTAGCAGCGGATTAACTATAACTTTTGCTCCACATATCTTGCCAGCTATTTTTGCAGTTTGCTGGTTTCTTTTCATATCAGAGCAAAGAATTAATTCTATTCCTTCTTCTAAAAAGAGCTGGCCATATTCTTGTGCTTGTAATTTTCCAGCTTCATTTAGTGGTTCTTTAGGACTATCGTTTAACTCATTGTCAACCTCATCTGTATCTGCATGGCGCATTACTGTTGGTTCTACAATTTGCATACTTATTAAACCTGCATCTTTGTTTATCTGTCCAATAAGGTCGTTAAGAATTGAATCATCATAACCAAGGTTCTTCACAGTTGTAAGAATGTGAGCATACATATCCTCTACAAGTTGTGGGTTACCCTGCTCAATTATCTTTCTGTATTGCTCTCTTAGTTCAGATAATGGAGGTATACCTTTATCCCTATTACTTCCTATTACATTATCTGCTATATTATCCAGTTCATTCTTTATTGTTGGATTTATACACTCGTCAGGTGTTTGAGTGACCTTCATCATGTTATCTATATCTCTTTGTGAGATTATAGAGTTTAGATACTTCTTTGCATCTAACGCATCAAAGATTGTCGAACGATATAGTCTTTGAAGAATTGGAACTTTTATATTTTGAGAAGTCCAGTTGTTTATATTGTCAACTAGTTTGGAAATTGAATTATCTGCCGCAACTCTTTGAGATGCAAGAACTACATTTGAATTTGAATTAAGTTCCGCAAAACTTTCATGAGCATACATACTGAAATAATGGGCTCGAGCAGGAGAGTATCCGGCTTTACGCATTTCAGTCCAACGATTAAAGTTTTTAACTACTAATTCTGTATTGAATCTCCATTTTAATTCTTTATTAATATCATCTTGGAAATCCATGTTGTTTCTGTCTGCTTGATTAAAGTGTTCCCTATACCAATCAAGCATATTAACTATCTTATCGTATTCCAATCTTTCTGATGGACTTCTTTTTGTTCCAAGTTGATATAATCTTAAATAATTTTCATAACTGTAATCCATTCCACGATACCAGCGAGCTATATTTGCTACAACATCTGCTCTATTACTGTTTGCAATTTCTGTAATTTCCTCATCAGTCATTACAAAGTTTCCATTTCCTATTCCTCCCTGAGCTAGTGATGAAGCTATATTGTGGTGAACTACATGTGGTAACTCGTGAGCTATTTCACCTACAATCTTCCACGATGGAGTATTATCAGTATACTGAATAACTAATCCCTTAGACGCTGGATTGTAATACGATGCTGCACTTTCGTCAGTAGTCTTTTGAAGTTCAATTCTATTAAATCTTAAATGTTGTATTGGATGAAGCGATATTATACCCTGTAATACAAATCTTTCATTTTCACTTATTCTACCTTGGGCCACAAGGTCTTGTAATTTTTGGTCAAGTCTTTTTACGTATTTATTTGTGGATGAAAGTGTATTAAAGTCTTTTCCAACTTTTATATTTTTTCCTTTTAACATTTCAAGTGCTAACTTCTTTTGCTCTTCATTTAAGAAGTTATTGCGCTTTCTAAATTCAAGTTCTTCAATCGCATCTTTATCTCCAGTAGATGCCATCTCTACTATGGCATCATTAGAAGCATTATTTACTGTCTGCTTTGTGGATTCTTTATATATAAACTTTGTTAAATCCATTATATCTGCGGGACTAAATACATTCAGATACTGCATACATGTCTGAAGTATAGACTTGATATTATCAAAGTTTTCTTTTGAAAAATCAAGTTTAACCTGGTTGCAAAGAATATGGCCGATACTTGCAGTCAAGGCATTCTTTTCGTCTGTTGTAAACGGAACTAATGACTGCAAATCATTTGCAAGGGATACAAGCTGTATAAAATTTGACTGACCACCTATTTGTTCTATAAATTCTGTATCCTTAAATGATTTAAGCAATCTTTCTTTTATTGCTTCATTTATCTTTTTCTTTTGTTCAGGATTTAATTCAGAGTTATTTACAACTTCAAACATTTCTCCAAGCATTCCATTACTCATAGTTGAAATAGAAGTTAGTGTGTCTGGCACAAGTGAATCTATTTCATTTGAAGTTACTTTATACTTTCCATTAATATCAAGTATAAACAGATGCGAATTTAACTCATTTACAACGAATTGAACTGGCTGTCCTCTTTTTTCAATTGATATTATATGTTTATCTCTTTCATCTTTCCATTTAGTGTGGACATTATCCAGTATTGAAATACATTCATCTTTATATGTCTTTGGTAATGGGAGAGCATTTATTCTTTCAATATATGCTGGCCAGTTTGGCGCAGTCTTCATCATATCGGTTACAAGCAAATCATCTTTTATTGCTTGATATTCTTTTTTATACTTGTCAATAAACTGCTTTAATGTTTCTTTTTGAGGAGAGCTTGAATATACGTTAGACATGTCAAACAAGAACTGAAATTGTTGCTTCCATCCATCGTCTGGAGCTTTGCTTATTCCGTCTATTAAATCTTGCTTATTTAATGAGGCATTTTTAATATCGTCAGTAACTTTATTCATTAAAGTCTGTTCTGATGCGCACTGCTCCATATAAGAGTTGCAGTCTGGAGTTTTTTCTTTGTCTACTCCATCAATCTCGTTATTGTCAAACGCAAGTCTAATGTCAACATACGCTTTCATTGTTTGTGCCGCTACAACATTCTTTTTACTTGTAGACATTGAAAGCGACTGCCATTCTTTATTTAATTTGTCAAGATATTGAGGGTCTTGAAATTCTATATTGCTTGGTTTTAAAACTTTATCTATAAAATTCATTATTCTAAATTCATTAGAATAAGTAACTTTTGATAGCCATATACTTTGGCCTATTGATGTTATTCTTCCCAATCCAGATACCAATGCAATTCCGGAGAATCCTACTAAATCTTTTTTAATTTGAGCTGGGAAATTTGACATTAACTCGTCAGATTTATCGCCTCTAATTAACGAGTTTATTCTATTTGGAATGATTCCCATAGCTACAAATTCTGCAGGTATAGATGGCGCATCCAACTTTCTTATTATAGAACCAATAGATATTGGATTTTTAATCTTAATTCCCATCTTCTGCATACTGTCAAACATCCTTTGAGTATACAGATAGTTTAACCACTTATCTGCTTCTGGATATTTATCTATTAATCTTAATAATGCAGCATCCTGAAATGACGTAAGTTTACCTGCTAATTTAAATGATGCAAGGTTAACTTCTTCCATTAAAGCTCTCTTTAAAAGAGAAACCGGAGCTCCATCTGATGATGGAGGATTTATCTGTGTAGTCTGTAATGAGTTTTGATATGAAAAGCTGCTTGATGGATTTCCAGTTAAATCAGACATTGCCCCTTGAAGCACAGCCGCATTTCTTGCTATCATTGTCTGCACTGTTACGTCTGCTGTTCCACTTGCGAGATTTGAGCCTACTCCTAAAGAATAATCTGTTATTTTTTGCAATGAAGGGACAAAATCTTTCATTGCATCTAATGTTCCAGATAAACTTTTTATCATATTTGGAGTTACTGCTTGCATTCCCTTTTGCAGATACCATCCAAGTAATTCAGTTGATGCTTCAGTTAAGCCCCTTGTTGCTCCTAGAGAAAGCATAAAACCAACAGCTGAAGGTATTGAGCCTATAGCTTGTGTCATAACATCTGGACGAGATATATTCTGATAAGAATTGAGCATTGACTGGGAGTCAAATAATATCTTCTCTCCTGGCGTTAAGGATTCCTCTCCAGATGACTTTACTTTATTAACTATTCTGTGTAAATCTATAGCATCTGAAGCATCAATTAAAGGGTTAATAACTGGGTCAACTCCACCCACATTTTGGGCAAGTGCATTAACTATCTTCATTGATTCGCTATTAGACGGGTCGTCGTCTATAATTTTTTGTAGATTATCAATTGACTTTTTAGCTAATTGATAATTTGGATTGTCTACATCTGGATATACAAGTCCAGAGTGCGGGTCTTGTTTTTTAGGAACACTTGATAAAACTTTTTGTGCATTATCAACTTGCTCAATAGCTGATTGCCGTATTAGAGTTCCGTTAAGAGAAGGTGTAAATGTTGGCGCAAGAAGTTGATAAAAATCTTCAGGCTTCATTCCATTAAGTTGCTGCGCATTTGCTAAATACAATTCTTTAGCATAGAACTTTTTATCATCAGGAGTTGCATTAAGATACTCATCTGATTTTAGGAAAGACTGAACATCCTTTGGAAGTCTTGTATCAATTGATGGAGCATACCCTCCACTTACAAGTATGTTATACTTGTTTTCATTTCTTATATCCTGAAGTCTTGAAGATACTTGTTCTGCTGCAATTGTTGGCTGTCCTTTAAATTCATCTAATACAGATGACAATACTTTTGGAGATTGCGAAGCTGATTCTCCTTCTGGAATTGGTCTAAATGATTCTCCATCCCATACTTTTACTCCAGGTATAAAACCTTTACCGGTAGTTCCTGGGACATTATATCTTTGACCTACTACAAGTAGTTTCTTGGACTTATCGTCCATTGTATTGTATCCACTTGGAACAGCTACCGGAGTATTTTTAATCTGGTCAATTGTCGGGGCCGATACTCCATTTACTTCTCCATTTATACCAGTCCAAAAGTCTTGGTCTGATTTTTGAAGTTTATCCATTAAATCTTTAACTGGAACTGTTGGTGCAGAAACATTCATGTTCTGCTCTGGCATTGGAGCTCTTTCATCGGCCAATACCTGAGTTCTTAATATATTTCTATGCCCTTCATCAAGATTTGAAAATGGAACTACCTTGTTTGACTTTAGCATTTTTACTGCTTCATCATAATCTACACTGTAAGTTCTAAGTAAATCTGGATTTACATTAAAGTTCCAAGTTGAAGGACTTGGCCTTATCCATTCTGCGTCATCTCCAGGTATTGCTTGGTAGCCACCTGTGTCAGTTCTTTTTAACTGAAATGACTGATTTAAAGATGTTATCTTTGGCTTTGTAGATGTATCTGTTGATACATTATCTAGCGGGTCTTGTTTTTGATTTGTATCTGTAACATCTACATTGTCAAGTGGGTCTTTTGACGTAGTGTTTTGTTGATTCTGAGTTGGAACATCAACATTATCTAATGGGTCATTAGATGGAGGAGTTGCTGGTTTGGAAGGTGTCTGTGCTACAGTCTTTTTGTTCAGCTGCTGAACATTAGTTTCTGTTGGCGTTCCTGACCCTTCTGGAGTTGGAACTTCAAAAGCCATTTGTCTGAGTTAAAATTTGACGCGTTTAAATGCGTTTAAAACGATTCAAAAACGGATTGATATACAAATATACGTATGTGTCATAAACAACGTTAAAACGCATTTAAACGGCCATTTGATATACTCCTCCGATTATTTATACAACGATTTTATGCTATCTACAGATGTTCCCTGCATTTGCTGGTATATATTCTGTAGCTTTGCCTTCTTGTTTGGGTCGTTACTTGTCTCTCCATTTTTTACAGATTGAAGAGCAGCATCAATTGTTAGGCCAGGAGTCTTTGAAACTAAATAATGTGCAGCTCTAATTTGGTCGTCGCTAGAATTTCCAAACTTATCTACTGCTGTAGTATTTACATTTTCTGTTGCACCAACACTTTGACCCTTAGCTTTCAACGTAGCTGCATTAGCTGTTGTTTTAGACTGAACGCCTTGTGGCAAAACTCTATCTTCTTCTGGTTTAAATTGACTATTTGACTGTTGTAATAACTGAGCTGGCTTAGTTGTTAAGTCCTGAATTTTAGATTGAGGAATTACTATAGGAACTTTATTTCCGTTTGCATCTGGAACAAGATATGGAGTCTTTGTTTGACTGTTATATACAGTATAGTTTACAACTCCATTTCTATCTGGAGCTTCTTTATGATAATACGTTCCAGATAATGTAGTATTATTTCCATCAGAAGAAGAGCCTACAACTTTTTTATCATTATCAAAATAAGGGCCAAGAAAACTTAGCCATCCTTTTTCTTTTATAAGAGAAGGCATTATGTCTGAAGGTATAATTACACCAGTATTTGCACCTTCTTTATCTTTATATTTAAAGAAGAAGTTATCGTCATTAGACGAGCCCTTTATATTCTCTGCAGACTTTACACCTATTCCAGAGCCTGCTATTGGATAATAGTTGTTTTGTGCAATCTCATACATATTAGAGTTAAAATCTTTTACAACATCTCCAGTGTGTGTTTCAACTCCTCTTCCTGAACCCATAGCAGTATGAAACTTATTAAACGTTTCTTCACTGTTAAGTATATTTGCCTTTGCACTTGCCTCGTCAATTCCTCCAAACTTTGTAGGGTCTTTAACTCCAAGTTCAATCATCTTATTAATGTTCTCTGGAACATTATCTTTTGGTATTACAGTAGTATTTCCCTTTTCGTCTATATATGTAACTACACTTTTACCAGGTATTATTTGAGAGTTCTTTCCAATGTCTATAGGGATTCCTTTTGACATTTTTGAACTAATATCTGACATTATTGAAGTTGGAACCGCAGATACTGTTGCGTTTGCAGCTGCACCTGGAGTGGCAGCCGTATGAACAGTTGTAGTGTATTCATATCCTAGCTGGTCTTTAATGTAATCTTTTAAATCTGACATTGAAAACGGAGCATCTGGATTCTTTGGTGTTCCGTCGTTGTTTTTCTGAAAATCATTAAATAATTCAGGTTTATTTTTGGCAATATTAGTAGCAACCGAAGTTAAAAACTTATCTTGATTTTCTTGGTTGTATACTATATTTCCTTTTTTATCCTTTGATAAAGCATCAAGTGGATATTGAGATTTTAACTGATTAATTATAAAATCTTGAACACCACCTGATTCTCCGCTTTGAATTGCAGATTGTGCCTTTTCTTTAATCTTACTTACATAATTATTAGTAACATTTTCAAGGTTAGGAATAGAAGTCATATTTCTATTCCAGTGCTGCATAGAGTTTGTTATACCGTATTGGTCACCTTTATCTTTATCAAAGAATGCTTGCTGTTGCTCTTGGGACAATTGACTAAACTTGTCCCACATATCCAATGATGCTTGCGTAGCCCTAGAAAACATATTTCCAGAACTAAGGTCTAATTTTCTTACTTCCTCTGCGTTTTTATCTAATGCTTTAGATAAATCAAGTCTTTGCTTGTTTTGATTTATTATTCTTTGAGTTGGCCAGTATGCTGGATGATTTGGGTCGTCTCCAGCTCCAGACATTGATATACCTTGCTTTCTAAACTCATCAACATTTGACTGAAGTTTATTTAGAGTTGAACTATTAATTGCCCCCTCAACATTTGGACTTCCACTTCCAAGTTCATACTTGGGATAGTCAAGTTGCTTTGGCGTTTGACTTTTTAAGCGCTCTTGGTCTAATATAAAATCAGTTATTGCTTTTCTTCTTTTTGAATATAAGTCTGCAGGTGCAATAACTGCGTCACTAAATATAGGAAATGAACCAAGTGTTTTATTACTTGCTTCGCCTACGACTGCTGACTTTTGATATCCAGGAGTAAAATCTTCTTGATTTAAATCTGGATAAGCATATTTAAGTGCTTGATTATAAAATTCATTATTTCTGTCAATAGCTGCAACTTTGTTATTGGCATCTGAATATATAGCATTGTCTGGATTTACAATAGTCTTTAATGCAGATACATTATCTGCAACAGATTGTGGGTCTGATGTGCCAGCAGTGTTTGCAGTCTCAGTTGAACTTGGACTGCTATAGTTTTCTCCAATAAATATAAACTTTATTTTCATATTACTAACCAGTTACACCTGCTATTGCAGCGCCGACGCCTGCTGAAGATGCAGCAGATGAAGCAGCTCCATTCCCATAAAAACCTGTTGTTCCTCCCCCGGAACTTGCATTTGAGTTATTTTTATTTAAAAGTATCAAATGCAGTTAATGCAAAGTTTGCTAGACCTCCAAGTATATCTTGTTTTCCAGCCTTTGTATTATTGTATGCGTCTGACTGGCCTTGAAGATAATGCGATTGCTGAACGTCAAGTTTTCTTTGAGCATTATCATTTGTATCTTTATCTTCCAATCCTAATAGACCTACTCTGTTTTTTTCCAGAGTTGCAGCTATCGTATTGTATGCGTTAGATTCATTATCTTGTGCATTTGATATAGCACCTATCATGTTTCCAGTCGCTCCACCGGAATAAGCTCCAATACCTTTTATTGTTGTATTAAGACCTTGATTAAGTATGTTTTTGTAAGAAGATGCTTCTGCTCCGGTTTGATAACCAAGCCTTATTCTTTTTAAGGTATCAAGCATTGATACCTGATTTGGGTCAGTTTCTGGTGCGGCTATTGATGCAGCTCTTTTCTTTTGAAGCCCACCTTCAACTCCTTGATAAACGCCATTTGCAAGTTCTATTCCAGCTCCTATTATCTGCCCCCAGATAGGAACAGCTTGCGCCGCTGCGGCAGCAGTATTTAAAGAAGTTCCAACAATCTTTTGATTTGTTGCCTGCTTCTGAATTTTTGCCTGCATTGCCTCGTCTTGCGGAGAAAGGCTGCCGTCTGCGTATACGCCAATAAAGTTGAATCTTATATTTTTCATTTAACGTATCTTATTATAAAGGAATGATATGGAATTTATAAAGAAATCTTTTACTGTATTGATTCCAACAATCTGAAATATAAGATGAGTATTTGAATTCTTTGGTGCAACTCCATTAATTAAATTAACTCCATCTCTAGGAATCATACCGTAATATCCGTGATAGTTTTTAAGTAAAGATGATGGGGTTGAAGATATTGCAATAGACAAATCATCTGGCTTATAAAACTTAATATAATCTGGTTTATTATTTGAGTTTATTCTGAATTGATTAAAAACAAAAGATTGCTCAACTTGTGGATTAAACGTTCCCCATATTCTTCCAACTACATTGGAGCCATTCATTATATATCCCTTGTCTAACTTGTAAGTTGTTATATTTCCAGATTCTGCTCTAGAGCCAAACATTTGATTGTTAAGAGATACATATCTTTGAAACTTGTAATCAAATACGCCTAGCCACTTTTTCGAAAACTCTTGATTCGAAAATACAAAAGTAAATTCATCTTTATATTCATTTAGTTCCCCATCTACAATAGTCCAAGTCCAAGCTGGATAAACATTAGGGTTATATGTTACTTGATACCATTGACCATCTGTTGCTGTAAACAAAGTTCCTCCTATTCCATTTTTAAATACTACGCCACTTCCAGTTGAATCTGAAAATTTTAATAAAATAGTTGTAAGCTGATTTAAAACAGAAGGATTAAGATACCCTCCGGAAACAGTTTGATTTATCTGTATATGAGGAACATTAGTAGATGTGTCATAAGGATATTGATTAAAGTTTACAGTAAATGCAGATGCTGCATTCATATTTATAGTTGGAATAGAAGTTTTAAACGATAGCCAGTATTCTTTCTTTCCAACATTATAAACTCCATATAGCCTTTGTGATAACTGAGTTCCATTCTTTTGAACCCTAGAGAAAAAACTGTTCCATAATTGATACCAGTATCCAGGTGTAATGTCAATTAGGTCTGAACCGTTTAATTTTTCAGTCATTAAGAAAACTCCGTTTTGATTTGCAAAGAATGCTTCTTGACCGTTATCAGCAAATGTTAAATAGAACTTTCCTTTTACTCCTCCTTTCTTTGATTCATTAAGCCATATCTGTTCTTGTATAAAGTTTGAGCCAGCTAAAAATCCCATAGTTCCAAGTGTATTTCCAGAACCAGATGATATTGTTGCTTTTTGAGCTATTACTATACATATATCATCTTCGCAAAGAGCATAAAGATTTTCGCCATAAAGCCTATGCTTAAATGAATGAAGTCTTTGAATCTGCCCTCTGTTATCTGACAAGTCAAATACGTTAAGTGGGCCAAATGTTTTTAAGTTTGGAGATAGAACTGTTTGTATTGGCCTAACATTTGACCAAGCCATTCTATTGTAAAACTCAGTATTGTTAGAGTAAAACAATTGACCTACATAGTCATATCTGTCATCTACGTTTTCTTTACTATAATCAAGAGAAAAGGGAAATTGCTTTGCAACTCTAAATCCGCCCATTCTCCACCTTTGGTCTTCAGATGGGTAATCTATAAAATATTGACTTTGTATATGTCGAGATGTATGGCTTCCGTCCCAATGCTGAGGTCTAATTATATAATTAGTAAGTGGATAGCAGTCGTTATATGCAAGTGGTAAATGGCTATAACTTTGGCAGTTATATAAAACTATCATTTGCCTTACAGCTCCAATTGAAAGCTGGCTAACTCCATGCAATACTGGGTGCGCGTTACCCAATAAATCTTCTCCATCCTGTACATCACAAAGAAGAGGAGTTGACGTATCTCTTGGAAGATAATAGTTCTTTTTAATATTGAACCATCTATAAGGCATTGCCCTATTTAGCTTAAGAAAGCTTCCCCATCCATTAGTATCTCCATTTCCATTATCAGTTTTGTTGTTTCTGTGAACAACTGGAAATGCTGTTTGGCCTATAAATGAATCTCCGCCAAAAGCATAGATTGGAAATCTATTATCGTATTTTACCTGAATCTGTCCGCCAACTGGAGGAATATATGAAGAACTGCTAAATACTACATTAAATCCAGTTGTAGAATCGCATGTATAGGTTCCATATAATCTATATCCATTGTATACAGTTGTTCCGTTTGCTATATCTGAATTAATTGTAGATATTTGACCAGCATTAAGATATGATATATTTATCCATCTATATGTCTGAGGAGATGTTACATCCATCTGAACCCATACATATCTATCAAGTGTATCTGTTGGTAATTTTCCACAGTCAACTGTTCTTTCTCCACATAATTGACAGTTTTGATTTGGCTGGCCGTTACCTAATCCTATTACAGCCTGCGTCTTTACAAAGGTTCCAGTTGGAACTAACGATTCAAAATCTAAATTAGATACTGTTGCACCGTTCTTTACTATATTAACTATGTAAACTGGTTCATGCCAATTTCTAGTTTCATTGTCTGTAAAGTTATTATAATCTGCATTTCCACCAGATATATACAGATTTGCCTGAACGTTTGATGAATCTTCTAAACTAAATACAAAATAGTTTAATCCTTCTTCATTAGATGTATCTAGCGTTACGCCTCCAGCTGCTATGTTGAATAGCGTATTTCCATTAGTAGATAATGTGTTGCCGTTAAAAGAAGGAGAACCGTTTGCTTGGTTTCTCCATATTCCAAATGCAGTATAATAAGAACTCGTTTGGGCAGTATCACTTATTCCTATTGGGTCTACCGCTCCGCTATTTCTTGGATTGCATTGAGCGTTTCCAGTTACACCAGAATTTACACCTGTATCGCCTACTATTTCAGATTGAACTTTTGCATGAACAACCATATCAATCTGTGAATCTCCGTGTAGCTCCCCATCATTAAGTCCTGTTATTACAGGATTGCTTGCAGAATTACTAGTTCCACCATATACTTCGGATGAAAATCCAAGTGGCTCAACTAACTGAATTTGATAGTTTTGAGGATTATTCTGAATGTCATTTATAACAGCAGACGATACTACACCATTTTCAAAATCTGGGAAATGGCACGCTATCTGATACCTTCTTTTTTGGCCGGTTCCCTTTTGACCATTATTTTTCCATAGTGGAGTTCCTGTATGGTCTACAGCATCTTGTAAATAATAAAATCCCATTCCTTGAGATACAACTCTTCCAGCCCTTTCAGTTCTTACTATTGAAAATCCTGCCACCCATTCTGGGTAAGTATCAATTCCTATTACAGCTAGCCCAAGAGCATTATACTGTGGGTTGTATATGTTAGGATTGTAAGAAGTTATTTTATTGCCTGGATTTCTGTTAGGAGATATTCCCCAGTTTCCCAAGTCGCCATTTCCCCAGTTTCCTACACTTCCATCAAAAACTGCATCATTTGGAGTATACATTACATTACTCTCATTAAAGTCATTTGGCTTTTTAGGATTAAGAGGAACGTATCCAACTTGATTTGGCTTTGTAGAATCTTTAAGTGTTCCAGAAACTCCAGTATTTAATATGTTTGCTCCATGAGATTGGTCTTCGCCTCCCTCTGGAGGCCTTGTTGAACCAAGTTTATAATCTACAACTTCAAATGTGTTTTCAACTTGACCTCTTGTAGATGCTTGCCAACTTTTTGCCAGTGTATATGTAATCGGGTCTCCAGACATAAAAGCAGACATAGGGTCTCTTTTATTTGGCATTGGAAGGCCTATAAGGTCTGGATTTATAGATGATTTAACTGGTATTGGAATAGCTAAAGACCTTGAATAGTTTGAATCCCATGCAACCGCATATATTCCATATACTTCTCCGTGCATTAATCCCCTTCTGTATGCGTGATTCCAAGGGTCTTTATATCCTACTTGACCTATGTTGTCAAGTATAGGAACTACTGCATTATTGTTTGAAGATGTTAAAAATGTTATTCCAGATGTAATATTTCTATCTTCATAACCTATATTTCCAAGTATTACTCTGTTATAAAAATACCTTATTGCTTTTGCTCTACGAATAACTGATAATACATTTGAACCAGCTATTGTTGCATTTGCAAGATTCTGAGAAGCATTTTGAACAGAGTCGACGTAGTTATATATTTGGAACTGATTGTTTGAAAGTGGTATTGTTTTTACTATTAATGCCTGTGGAGCAAATCCTATAGGCTCTCCAGCGTTATATGGTATTCTTATTATTTGAATATAACTATAATTAAGATAGTTATTAATTCTAAAGTTCATACTTATTCCATAGGCTGTAACGTTCTGTGGATTTGGGTCTGAACCTATTGTTTTTAGATTTTGCCAAGGGGTTTGAGCTGTAGAATTATCTATATTTGCCGGAACAAATATAGGAGGAGTTTGAGGACTGCAATTTGTTTGGTTTCCTGCAGAGTCTACGTAGTTAAAGCAGTAGCAATATTGCCCCGTTGGAAGGCCTGCACCAACGCCTACAGGTGTTAATGGATTAGTAGGAAATACTATATTATCTATTGGAAATACTAAACTTATTGTAAATTGAGATAACTGAAACTGTGAAAAATATTTTGGAGTTGGAGTCCCATTGTTCCAGTTGGTTATTATATCTGATATTGAAAAATATATAGGAGGCATCCTATTATTTTCAGTCAAATATACTTCTCCGCCTATTGTATCATTGTTAACATCTACCGCTAATGGAGAATCTGCATTAAATAGTAAGTATTGTGACCTTACCATTATGTTTCCATCTATTGTTACTATACCGCCATCGGATGCTGTAACAGGAGCCCAAAACTCTACAATATGTTCAGCTACTGTGCACGAGCTTATGCACTCATAATTTGGAGCAGAATTAGTATAAAGTATCTCTTCGCCTCTTATTGTTTTTGCTGCCTTACCTACTCCATACTGCTCGTCATCTACACGTATATTTTGAGAGTCAATATATTGACCGCCTTCTTTTTCTACTTGAAGTTTGAGGTAATCTGAACCAAAGATTTCTTTTGTAATGTCAGTATTTGCGCCTCCAAAAAAGAACTTTGTTCCTATTGGATTTGAGAAGGGCGACTTATTAGGATTCGCTGGATTCTCCTGATTGATATTATTGTTAGGAGGAGCCATTATTTTGTTTCTATATTAGAGAAATACAAGTGCATATCATTACGCTGCTTTGTATTTAAACTTGAAATAAAACGCGTAGCCTTTAGCCACGAGCCAGGATTCTGAACTGTATTATCTCCGTATAAATCCATCTTATACAATGGATACATTTGCTTATATTCTGGAAATAATAACATAAGTTTTAAACATGCTTTTAACTTTATATAGTCAACACATGCACTCCTTAATTCTCTTGGTATTATAGGAAGTTCACAGTTATCAGTTCCAAATGTATTTGAAACTATCCTCATATTTTTGTAGTGATGCCTAGTATCTGTTCCATGCTCTGATATACATATCTTTCCATTTTGTATACCAAAGTATATAGTTTCTCTATGGCCTTCATATCCGTTCCATCCAAATCTCCATCCATTATAGTGGTGTAGATTTGTTCTTTCTCTTGTTGATATCCCAGATGAACCAAACTTATTAAACTCCATTGCCCATCTAACATTTACAAAATTCTTCCAATGTTTTCTGTGGAAAGAATCTGTCGATGAACATTCAGAGCAACAAGAAGTTGGATTTACTATTGGCGTTGTGTTTCCTTCTCTATTGCAATCGCAATGAGAATTAAAGAGATACATTTCTTTAATGTTGAAACAGTTTTTTGGAATATCTATAATTCCTTCACCGCAAGCATTCCAATCAAATATATCAGTTGTTCTTTGGTCAAAGAAAGTATCAAGAGCTAATTCTTCTATTGCACGATGTGCCATAAGCTCGTAGAAAGACCTACCAACTCCATGCGTGAAATCGGTATCTCCAATATACTCTATAGCTTCGGAAACAACTTCCTCAGTTGATACAAATTCTGAACTTCTCATTGAGCCAGAGAAGGGAATCGAACCCCTCTCAGATTCCAAACTGGCTTACGCTCCTGTTGTAGGAGTAGTAGTGGTTGTGTTAGTTCCGGGAGCCTGTGTATTAGGCAGGGCAGCTGTTATTGTTGACGTTTCAGCGGCAATTGTAGATTGCAGGGACTGAAGGGCAGCAACTGTTGCTGTGTCGGTTGACGAAGATGCTATACTTGCAAGTTCAGATTGCAACTGCGAATTTAGTGCAATCAATTGAGAAATTGCTGCGTTTTCAGCACCGATTGCTGTTGATAAAGACTGTATCGCAGCTGCAACATCTGCAGTTTCTCCGATAAACACCATCTTGATTTTTTTCATGTTGGTTTGATTTAAGATTATTGAAAGTAAAATTAAAAAAAGTAAAATATACTGCATAAATAAAAATTTACGCTTATTTGCCAGCAGGAGCTGCCGATGCAATGTTTGAGTGCTTTGCAAAAAGCGACGAAAACAATGAGCCAACAACTGTTTTTCCGCTCGCCAAAGCCTGGGTAAGCGAACCTATAAAGCTCGCATCTTTTTGGAACTTTACGTTGTTTGTATCAGTTGCAATTTGCTGAAGCAGGTTGTTGCCATCAGTTAACCATTGCTGGAAAGATGTAGGGTTTCCTGGGTGATAAGTTGCAAGTTGCATTTGCAAATCGCCGAGCAATTCAGGAGTAACCCCTCCCGGAACGTCGTTGAGAGCATCAAATACAACTGCAAGGCCACAGTTAATGGTTGCCTGAACTTTTGGGTCTAATGCAGATACTGCTGCTCCGCCCACAAAGTTAAAAGAAATCTTTTTCATTTTAAAATATTTAGATTGTTATAAAATACTAAGTTGTTTTTACTTTTAATTCTTCTGCCATTAAAAGCGCTATACCATTATCGGTTGAAACTGACAAATCGTTAAAGAGTAAGTTTACTGTTGTTACGATTGAAGCGTATGAAAGTTTGTTGTGCCTGCAATACCTCTTGCATCTACGAAGCCTTCTTGTCATTTCATTTTGCTTTTCAGCAGGTATAGCAGATTCTATTAATTGTATCATTGCCGGAGATAAATCATCTCCTACTTTAAATATCTGAGTTATCATTTGAAATAATGGACTTAATAAACCCATACTATACGTTTTATTGTTGTTTACATTCGTTTTAACGTTGTTTTAAACGTTGGTTGATATTATGTATCGTTTCGTTTTTTCGCGTCGTTAAAACGCATATAAACGCGTCATTATTTTTTAAGTAAACAGATTATAAACTACTTACTTGATTTTGCTTGTTGCTGATGAAAAGCATGAAGTTCTGTATCTTCTCTTATATGGTCAGAGACTTGCTGCTGGGTTTTTGTACATTGTTCTGAAGTAATATTAAGTTTATTCCAGACAGCTGTAAAATCTGCCCTTACTTCAGTATTGCCATTTGTTATTTCAGTTTTAATATCTGAAATAGTAGTTGCAGTATAATATCCAACTATAGCAACCAAAACTCCAACTACAGATGTTAGCAATCTGTTTTCCTGTCTTGCGCCAGAATCATTATTTTTGCTAATCTTTTCTATTACCAATTCAATTTCCTGCTCGCTCATTTTATTGCTTTTGATTATTAGAATTTTCCAACATTATGTCAGTCTTTTTCTCGCTGCCCCTGCTGCCTCCAAAGTCAAATGTAATTATAGCGCCTACATATCCCCATATTCCTCCAAGTATAGCAGTTACTAATTGCTCGTTTTCTTTTGGTATCGGAATAAATAAAATTAAGATTGTTATTATCAATGCTCCATAAAGGCTTGATAGCCCAAGTATAGACCTGTATACTTCTTTCAGTTTATCTAAATTTGTATTCATACTACATTTATATTTTAATGAGAATATTGATAATGTCCTGTTGAATCAAGCCTTATCCTTCCTGTAATGCTTCGCAATAAAACCCGCTTTGTCAAAATTGAATTGCCTAACGGAATAGTATCTGAAAGTGCCATGTTATCTGCTTTGCTGTAATTAAAATGTTTTTATAACTGTAAACCCCTGGGCTGATAAATAAGACTTCATCAGCGGCTCAGAATATGTCAGCGCAAAGTCCTGTATCCCGTCCGGGGCAGGCATTGCATAGCAGTACGTCTGAGGTATACTTGCGGCTTGCGGCACAATACCGTTGTTATAGGCGTACTGCGACCGGTAAAGTGTAAACGAAACATTAATGCTACCCTGTATCGGGCCAAACATCACAACTGCCAGGTAACCTGTAGTTACGCTCACTGAGCTGTCTGTGCTTATCGTCGTAATCAGCTTGCCGTTCGTCAGCGATACAACAGCTCCATTAATATTGGTTTGCGCATGCAAGGCAATAGTCACGCATAAAGCCAGTGCGGTAAATATCTTTTTCATGGGCAAGTTATTGTGTTTGCAACTAATACACCGGTAGTTGCGGTTACGGTTATAAGCCAGCACACACCGGCGTTATCTGTTAATATCAACCCTTTGGCTCCGCTTCCGCCCTTGCCTATATAGGTATTGGCGTTATTACCCAAAACCACCGTATTGCTTGCAGATACTGAACTGTTGGCGCCCACACAGGTTGTGTTGGTAAGGTTGGTCAGAGCATAGGCTGCGTGGTATCCTATAGCGGTATTATAACCGGGCGAGCTCAGCGTGTCGCTATACAAGGCTGCAACGCCAATGCCTACATTGCCACCAAAAGTGTTTGCGTTGGCATAGGTGTTAGGCATGGTCATTAAGGTACTATCCCCCACCATTACATTGTCACTGGTATATATTGCGTTCGTCATAGAAAAATACCCAATAGATACATTGTGGCTTACCTTTGACCCGCTGTTGTTTTGACTACCACCCAGGCAGCCAACTCCCATCCCAATGTTATAAGTTCCGACGCCAGGGTTAACAATAGCGCTTTGCCCCAGCGCAATATTGTAGTTGCCACTACCATTAAATAGTGCATTAATGCCCACTGCTATATTATTGCTTCCACTATTATACTGTGCCGCACTAGAGCCAATAGCTATGGCATTACTTACTGTGCCACCTCCATTAGCCATTGCCTCATAACCAACGGCAACGTTATTGCCTCCAGCTCCTGTACCACCGGTTATCTCATAGCCCGCCTTATAGCCAAAAAAGGAGTTTTCCTGAGCTACACCTTGGTTATATCCGGCATAAGCACCAACAGCTGTGTTATATGATGAGTTTGCGCTATAATAATTTTTGAATAAAGTTGCATACCCTACAGCAACGTTATCCGAGTTGTTCAGGTTATTCATTAAGGCAAAGGGGCCTATACCTACGTTTCTGGGGCCCGAGTTAAGGCCTAAAGCGCGTTGCCCCAACGCCAGGGTCTGGTTGCCCGTAACTTCTATAACACCCACTTGAACGCCCGAACTATCTTTAAACTGTATCGCTGTGGTATCTGTTCCGGCCATGCCTATAAAGTTCGTACCATAGGTTAGCCCTGTATTGCCGGTTAAGCCCCATGCTACCCCCTGCGTCGAGCCAGTTGGGCCCTGCGCTCCAGTAGCGCCCACAATTCCGGTCGAGCCGGTAGCTCCTTGTATACCGGTTGAGCCGTTAGCCCCTGTCGGGCCAGTGATGCCCTTTAATCCAGTAGTTCCCGTTTGGCCTATAAGTCCAGTGGGGCCAGTTTGACCTTGCGCTCCTGAACTACCCGTCGGGCCAGTTGCTCCTGTAGCTCCCGTTGGGCCTGTAGCTCCTTGAGAACCAGTTGGTCCAGTTGCTCCTGTAGCTCCTTGAGAACCAGTTATTCCAGTTGCTCCTGTAGCTCCTTGAGAACCAGTTGCTCCTTGAGCTCCCGTTTGGCCAGTTGCTCCCTGAGCTCCTGTTTGGCCAGTAGCTCCTTGAGAACCCGTTGGGCCAGTTGCTCCAGTAGCTCCTTGAGCTCCCGTTGGGCCAGTTGCTCCAGTAGCTCCTTGAGAACCAGTTATTCCATTTTGTCCCGTTGGGCCAGTTGCTCCAGTAGCTCCTTGAGCTCCCGTTGGGCCAGTTGCTCCACTTCCTCCGGATAGACTTCCCCAATAAGCATCGCCTTCTGAATTTGCAGATATTAATACAGCTCCGGTAAAAGCTCCTAATGGCATTATTAATGAATCTGGAACAAGCCAATTTCCTCTGTAATAATGTATTACAAAGTTCATATAATCATCAAGTTCTACTGCACTTGTAAATCCTTGGCATTGATTATAATTTATTAACATTGAGTCGCCAGAATCATCAAATATATGCTCTTGATTATTAAAAGCATTAAACGCAAGTGTTAAATGAGAATTTACTGGAACTATTATATTTGTTCCAGAAATTGAAATTTTTGTTGCAGTAAGTGAAAAAATCACAGATGCAAAAGCAAAGGTTGGTAGAAATGATAATAAAATGATTAGTTTTTTCAATCTTGTTGCCCTCCGTTTTGGCTGTTATCTTGCGAATATGTTGGAGCCTGAGAAAGTGCTGTTTTATTTCTATCAAGGATAGGGTTTAAATCACTTCCAATATTAGTCTTATCGTTTGGAAGCAAAATAGCAAATCTTGCCATTCCCATTACCTTGTTTATAAGAACTTCAACCTGGTCTTCTGCTATTGGAATTTCTGCATCTAAATCAATAAGGTGAACTGGGTCAATAGCAGTATATATCCACATGTCTATATACTGAACATTTATTTTTTCTATTCCATAGAGAAATAAAGATGAGCCTTCCCTAGCCATTTTTGGGGCTTTTGGCTTTGGGTTTCTTATTGGTATTGCATACAAACTCCATATTTTAGCTGGAGATGTTTTTTCAAAAGGAACAGACATTGCGCTGTCACAATACTTGTAATCATCTAAATAATAAGTTACAAGATGTATTCCATTATCGTTTTCTAAATCAATAATAGAATCTGGCATTGTTACATACTTTCTAACACCAGATACTTGAACTTTTATTTGACCAATATGTGAAAGAAATTCTCCAGATTGTATTCTACGCTTTTGAAGCCTTTGCTGTATAAGTCTGTTTGCAATTACTTGCGTCCAGAATATGACAGTGTTGCGTTTTAAATCTGAATCATCTTTTGATTCTTCAATTGCTTGTAATACTGAATATGCTACGTATCTGTATGTTGCCATTATGATATTGAAGAAAGCAATTTAGATATATCAGTTTCTGTTACTTGCCAAATGTTAGTTTGGTCGCCTTGGGAATAAGATAAAAACTGCAATGCTTTTTCATATATAATATTAAACACTGATGTTGGAAACTGCAAAGACTGTGTTGAGGATGTTACAGCCGTTGGCTTTATGATACAGAATATTGCACATTTTCTTAATGGAATACTTGGCTGTATTTCTATTGAAAATGCAGTTGTTACCGGGTCTTGATATGAATAAGGAGAAACATACATAAAGTCGACATTGAGCGAAGAACCTTCTACAAGCAATGATTGACTTATATTTGTAGGCATAAAGCCTGGTGCAAATGGATTGTTTCTGTTTTCGTTTGACTCTTCTATACTTTTTCTAGCTGCTGAATACCAGCTATTCACAAACATCAAATCAGTGTTTTCGTAAGATGCCGTAAACCCGGCGACTGGAGTTGGAGGCGTTGGTGGAGTTTTACTATTTGATGCAGTATTTGGAAGTGGAACAATAGAATCTATTGTCCATATTGTATCGTCTATGCCAATACGAGATAGTGACGAAGTTGTAAATATCCTGCAAGATGCAAGTTCTTTTACAACTTCGTCACTATCTTTATTGTTTGAGCGACTTTTATCTATTAACGATATTAGCCACTTTTGAGCAGAATCTATAGCAGGTATTATTTCGTTTGTGTCGCTATAATAATCTGTATCCGGCTGGGCATCAAGACCATTGCTTCGAATCCTTGCTATAATATCTGATACTAGTATTGGCATTAGTATACTGGTTGTACTTTTGTCATATCTTCAACTTTACCAAATTGACTTCTTGTTGCAGCTACTGAGCCTCCGCTCTCTTGAACTACATCAACTTTACCCTGGAAGAAATTTTCAAGGTCTTTTGTTGACCTTCCCCTAACTTCGGCTTCGTGCTGCATCATTCTTTTCGCACGGTTTGTTGCAAGTTTCCTGCGAAGCTCAGAAAAATCCATAGTGTTTATTGCGATTCCTTCTCTTGCACAGGCTGCGCCAACTTCATGCTCACTCATCTGAGATACCATGTTAAATGCAATTGAAAGCTTTTCTGCCATAGCTGCTGTAATGTCCTTCCCGTCGCTAATCTTTTCAAAGATGTTTATATTAAACTCTGTGTGGTTCCTTATCCAGTTTGCCACTTTCTTTGAATAAATAACTGCTGCCGATACTGTCAAAAAAGATGGATTCTTTGCGTGCGATTGAGTAAGAACCCTTGATATTGTTTTAAACTTAACTGGTCTTCCGTAAGGAATCTGTATTGCACTTCCTTGCCTGTAATCATCAAACAGTGTTTTAGAAACGCTGTGAGCGAAGAAAAATGCCGGAGTTTCAAGAATGTCATCCTTATCAACTTCTTCGTATGGTATTGGCCTTTGCCCCAAAAACCTGTTGTCAATTTCAGAAGTATCTTTTATTGCTCCCGTTAACTGACTAAGCATTTTTTCCCACTTTTCATCGCTGCTTTCTCCGCTCTTTTTCTTTGCCATATCGGTAAGGTCAGTAAGCAATTCTAAAGGTATTGTTACGTTTTGGCCGCCAGAGTTTACGTTTTCTTTTGTTTGTTTTTCAAACTTTACATCTTCTTCATTATTCGTTTTTTGCTCTACAGAATTTGAGTTTTCTAACTCATCATCAAAATCTAGGCCTATAAAGGAAAGTTTTAGCTTTTTCATATTTATTAATTTAGGAGTTTATACTAAAAGAAAACGCCAGATATTGCTATCTGGCGTTTTACTCTTATTTCAGTCTAAATCACTATGGAAGGTCAGTGATATTGATGTAGCCACCTCCAAGTGGGTTATAGTATTCAATACCAAACGTTGCTGTCATCCATGTATCAACGTAGTTTTGAAGTGTTCCTTGATTAACCCTGGCCAATGTTTCTCCCATTTCTTCAGGCAAGAAATAGCATGGCTGAATTGCTTCCTGGTCAACCAGTATTAAACGGCTTCTCCAACTTGAAGGGAAGCAAGATGGTTCTTCAAAACGCTTGATAGGAACAAACACAATGTTTGTAGAACCTATCGAAACGCTGTTAAGCTCAAGCTTTGCTACCATGTCGTTAGGAGTGTAACGTGTAAGCTGTCGCTTGTATTGCTGGCTAAGGTAATGTATACAGCGGTTTGCTCCGTAAAGGAAGCGTGTCTTTCCATAAACACCGTATTCAGTATCCAGTGCCAGCTCCTCAAGTGCTTGAGGAAGGTTTGAAAGTGTTACCGAAGTGTTTGCTGAGCCTGCAGCTTGCATGATAGGGAATATACCACCAGAAGTTTTTGCCTTCTGGCCATTTGCAAGTGTTACTTCACCCATTTGGCCGTTCCAGTAAACGTTGGCAAGGTCAATACGGAATTGGTCTTGCATACGCTTGCGCTGCATTTGCAGGAAGTTGCTTAAGGTTCCGGCTCTCTTATACTTTTCATACTCCATTTTGCCCCAACGCTGTGCTTTAATAAGCATCTGGATGTAGTTGGTTCTTTCTACAGTTTCAATGCGGTAGTATTGGCTGATTGCGTTTGCTCCATCTGCTTCAACAGGCGATAAGTTTGCAAATACAGTTGAGCCCTGGGCGCCAGCCGGTATTGCTGTAAGAACACCGTTTGTAGGGGCTGATATTACCACTGTTCCGGCACCTGAGTTGACAGCTGTTATTGTTCCTCTGGTATTGTCTGGGTAGACAACAATCATATCGGTAGATACCGAGTTGATGTTTGCGATAGGAACAGTTTGAGTTGCTCCGGATGCAATACCGGCATTTGCTCCAACTATAATAGGGTCGCGGCCAAAGGTCATTTCATGGTAGAACCATTCATCAGAGTTAACCAGTTTGGGAGCCTTCATTCCAAGTATTTTTAGGTCAAAATACTGTTGAGGAGCTGCGTCATAAATTATCTGGCGAACTACGCGTTGAACGGCAGTTGTAACTTGGTGGCCATAAGCTTGGGCATATCTTGAGCCCGGAGCGTTTACGTTTCTGTTCTGAAATGGAGATGTTTCAGGAACTGTTGGACTGTACAAAAGGGTTTCTCCAATGAAGGAGAAGATTATCTTTTTCATGTTTGATTAATAAGTAAGTTGCGTTGAAACTTGTGATTGTTGAAGGAGTTCAAGTGCCTTCTTTTCTTCATCTGTTAGTGTTGCTTGTTGACCTGCTCCGCCTTTGTTACCGTCGGTCTGTGTTGTCTTAAGGACTTCAGCTTTACCTTCTGAATATCCTTTGTTTTTGGCAATGGCTACCGCTGCCTTTAAAACATCAGCTCCTGTAATTGCGAATGCTACTCTTTCAAATCCTTCTTTAGTAAGTTTTCCATCCTTGCCTACAAATAATGATGCAATGCCTTCTTTGGCAATTACATTCTCAATTCTTTCTAGGTCTTCTGATTTGAATTGAGGATACTTTGATGTAAACTGATTTTTTGATTCTGCAATTGACGCGGCCCATTCTCTTGCTGTAGCTGCATCTTTTGTTTTTATCGCTTCTTGTTGATTTTGAAACAAAGCTTTTTCTGCTTCAAATTTTGACTGTGCAACTTTGATGCTTTTTGCAACTGCTTTGTCTTCAATGCTTGCGTTAGATTCAATTTTATCTTCAGGGAAAAAGTAGTTATGAATTGAAATTTTTGCCTCGTCCGATAACTTTGCAAAATCTTTTGTAAGGTCAAGGGCTGGTGCTGAACCGATTACCGTTCTCCAATCTTTGCCATCTGCAACAGCTCTTATAGCGCTTTGTATTTCTTTTGGCAACGCTTCGAGTGAAGAGGTCAACTCTTGCAATTGTGTTTTAACGGTTGTAACAGATGCCACTTCTTGCTTGGTTGTTGCAAAGTCACTTATAAACTTTTCAAACCAATCTGGTTGCGCCGTGTCAAATCCTAGCTTCCCGGCAACATCGTTTAGTTGCTCAGGCTTTGCGCCTTTAAAATCAGGAGTTTTGGTTCCTCCAAAGAAAGGAAGATTTTCAAATTCATTTGCTTGGCCGCCTTTGTTATCATCCTGTTGCGTATTTGCCCCTCCGCCTTGGCCTCCTGCCGCAGGAGCTTGTTGTTGCTGTTGCTGCTGTTGATTGCCGTCAAAGGCAGTGTGCATATCCTTGTTAATTTGTATTAATTTTGCAATCTCAGGGTCATTTGCAAGTTGAGGATTATCTGCAAGTAATCCTTCTAGTGCAGACAATTGAGATGCAATTTCAGGCGTAATGTCCTGTGGAGTAATATCTCCTGGCTTTACCGCTATCTCTTCTGAGATGAAAATTAAATTTAACCGTTTCATATTTTATGCGTTTAATATGTCAAAGATAAGACTTTAACTGAGATGTATAAAAGACTATTTTTTACTTTGCTGTTGTTTATCTTGACCTCTTTTTGCAACAGCCGCAGCTATGCCAGCCTTTACTATCTCTGCATTACTTTTCATTTGCTGAATGTTAGTTTTATTCTGCAAATCCTTATCTTGTATCTCTGACTGATTTTGATGTTCAAGTTCTGCTGCTGCGGTTTGTTGCTGAACAGATGCTTGCTGAACTGCTGGAGCTGCTGCAGCTTGTTGTTTTTGCAATTCAACTTTAAGTCCAGTAAACTCTCTTAATCCATACACCGCCTCTTGAACGGTTGAATTATTAAAGTATTTTGCAAAGGTTTGCTGGTCAATTAATTGCGACTGCAAAAATCCCATTAGCATTTGATTTGCAGCATCCCTTTCGTTATAGAAATCTGGAGACCTTCTAATTTTAGCTCTAAAGTCTTCTAGTTCATAATTTTTTGACATCTGAAATATAATAACTCCCTCATCGCCAACTTCTAATGCAAGTTGACGTTGATTTGAAGCATATATTCTTTTGCCACGATTAACCATAGAGTTGTAGGCCATCATATACATTCTTTCTATTCCATAGAAGAATGGCTCCTGCATTGCAGTAGCCTGTGTTATATTTTGGTCTGCTTGTCCAGTAGATGCCCTATATGGATTTACATTTCCAGTTAATGCCTGTCCGCCACCGAAGTTTTCATTTGCTATAACCTTCATTTTTTCTGCTATATCATAAAGAACCATTGTTCCTTGTTTTATAGTAGAATCATAGTTTCCAACTGCGTTGTTTAATTGCCTTTGAGCCCTTACAAACACAGGCCTGCTTGTGTTCATGTTTCTTTGGATGCCTTGTTCTCCATCTTGAGGGTCAACAACATCTTTATCAATTATTGTTCCAGAGCCACGACTATTATTAACATGAGATTCTGCAACTGACAAAACCCTATTCATGTATCTTTGTGGAGATATGAGGCAATCAACAGGAGATATAACTTCTCCAAGTATATAAGAATAAGTATACGGCTTGTACGGATAATCAATCCACTCGTGTCTGTATGAATACTTTTGTGAATATGGACGTATTCCATAGTTTAATACTATGTCCATACTTCCACCTCCACCATTTATAAACTCGCCTGGGATAAACTCACAAAATCTACATGAATCTGTTGGAACTATCTGTGTATTATTTGTTATCTTATCTTTTCCTTTGTTTAATACAGTTCTTATCCATTCGTAGTCGTCTGCGAATTGAGCTAACTCAGATACTGGTATGAGCTCGTTTTCAGGGTTTTTATCTGTTATTTCTTTGAGTATAGGGTATCCATACTCGTCGTAAAATGCCCCGTGTCTTGTTGTTTCAATATCCCTCCAATACATTCTATATGTTGGAAGTTTCTGGGCGTAATTTACATAGAATGAAATTATATTGTGAAGTCCAACTATGTTACTCATAGATGAATCCTCAATTCTTTTTCTTTCGTCTTCACTAAGGTTTTGATGCTCTTCATATATATCTGTTCCAGAAAGCATTTCAAACTCGCCCATAAACTCAGCGTCACGTAAATCTGGATACTCGCATGACATATCAAAGATAAATCTTTCAGGAGCAACTCTTCCCCATACCTGTTCTTCGTTTCTGTCTATTTCTCTTGGTATTGCAATGCCCGCTAGTGATAAGTCTTCGGCAAATTTTCCCTTCAATGCTGGAAGGTCATTTTTTACTTCTGATATATATTTCAGAAGATGATTCATGTTTCTTGTATACTCGTCAATATACAAGTTATTAAATGTAGCTGATGTTTCTTCTGGGTTAAGACCAACGCCAAACTGCTGCTGTATTTGCTGTTGAAGCTGTGGATTGCCCTTGGCTTTAGCTGCCATCTTAGTCCAATAAAGCATTGCGTCAAGTGCTTGGTCGCGACGATTCTTGGATTCGCGAGATATTGAAACTACTTCTGCGCTCATATCCATTTTTATAGCAGAGCCCCTAAGGTATTCTACAAATGGCTTTACAATGTTAGATACCCACTTTATCCGGTTACGAACTTCGCCGGACTCGTCCATCAAGAAGCCTTCAAGGTCTTCTTCAAATATCCACTGGTATCCTTTATAAAAAGATACGTTAGTTAAATATCTTGACACAAATGCCTGATGAGAATAAAGGTTATAGTTACCTATACACCAACGAGCATAGTCGGTGTGATACTTTTCATCTTTTACATCAGTAAGTCTATTTGGCCTTGGCGGTATGTTTACTAGCATATTAATCTCCAGCTAAAATTAAGTCCATGATTGTTGCTTGTGCATTGAGCTGCGCACCACTTTTCTTTACTGCCTCTTTTACTCCATAAGAGCTTTCTATTTCTGGCACTAAGGTTTGCAGGTTTTCAGATGCTGATTTTACAATTTTTAGGTATTCTAACTTTTCAGAAGGTGTCATTTCTTTCATTTCCTCCTGAGATATTTCAACCATTTTCTCCATGTTTTCAAACATCTTTTCATTCATCATTTTAGCTCTCATTCTTAATGAGGGCTTAAACAATTTCATTCTAGAACATGCAGTTTTTATTTTCTGCGGAAACATAAATGTCAGGTATTCATTCCTGGCATAATCATTAAGTCTTTTTCCTACTCCAGATATTTCTAATGCCTTTTTTACAAACTCAATCATTTTACTTTCGACATTTTCTGCCTTGCCTAAAAAGTATGGAGATGTGTTGTTTGCTATGCACCATACTAATATTAATTCAGAATTTGTAAGTGGCGCAAACTCGGCTATTTCAGCTAACTCAGGATATTCAATCTTCATCTCTTTTCCTTCTGATGGAAGAAATAAATATGTTTTAGTTTTTACAACTAAATCGTCCTTGTGAATGAAGTCTTTATCTAAATCAATGTTGTTCATAATATCGCTTAAACTGTATTGACTGTATATAAAATTGTAAATTTGATATTATTATGTATGCAAGTGCCTCTATTTATCGTTTATATTCGTTTTAACGTTGTTTTGCGGCATTGCCCATATTTGTATACCATACGAAAATGGACGCGTTTAAAACGCATTTAAACGTTCTGACTTTAGTTATGTCCTTTGCCTAGCTTTGTTTGCTTGCGCCGCAGTTCCTAATTTTAAATTAAAATTACTATCATAATAGTATTGAAACGTTTTATTCTGGTTTTCTGCATACGCAGACGCACCCAGTTCCTTTATCGGCATGTGCATAAAACACTCAACGCATATATAGGCGTATGTTTCAGAATCAATCTCATCGTCCCAGTGTATCTTCTTATTTTCAGGCTCGTATTTAAAGCCAGTAGCCGTTTCCTTTTTTACAAATGTCTTGCATTGAATCCAAAATTCAATAGAATCAATTTGAGATGAGGTTTCAATTAGCATCTCTTCAAGTCTATTAACAATTGCCGTAGCGTTATGGCCCTTCTTGCTGATACCAATGTCCATAGTTGAGGTCTGGAGATTACTCGATAACATTTTGTTTCCAGTAAACACACCTCCGTATCCAAGGTCACGACAGAAGTTATAATACTCACCCCCAACGTTAAATTCGAGTAATTCGTCAATACCAACCTTCCTGCCTCCATACTCAGATGAATAGTATAAGTTTAATAATAGAGATTGAAGATATTCGTAACGATAGTCTTCAGATTTGAAATTCATTTTAGCTGCAGTTCTCTTGCCATTCTTTTTATCCTTAATAGTAGTTGAGAACTTGGAGTGACCAGAAGATGTAACGATAGGGTCAGTCCCCTTATAGTACCTGTTAATGTAATTACATTGAGGAGGGTCGTAGATACTGATACATGCGAATGGTGAATCTTCATTCATCATTGCTTCGTCTGCTGGCACAAATCGCGCTCCAACTATCTCAAACGGAACATACGCGCTCTCTCCTCGTGGCTTCTCAGTATTATATATTGGTTCAAAGTAACCTCTCCTCTCGACCAACTTCTCAGCAGCAATCTTCTTGTTGATGCGTTCAATTTGCAGATTAATCTGGGCAATTGAGATAACGGTATTAGCTGACTGTAGAAACATATCGTCCTCAGTGATTGGGAACGACTGGTGAAAAGCGATGCGTGGGTCAGTTTTCCCTGGCTCTTTCTTTTTAGCATAATAGTATTCTTTTTCCTGCATGTAGAACTTATCATCATGTCCTGGCTTGCAGTAATAGTTTAAGAATAAAGGAATGATTCCATGCCTGAAGTTACGTAATTGGAAAGCCGCCTTAGCCGCCTTCCATTCTACTTCCATGTCAGAACCAGATGATGATATACTACCACCGGTTCCCCAAGCAATTACCTGCTTGGTCATTTTCATAGTGTTAGTGTTAGAGTCAAACTTAAACATAGTAGGGCGACCCTGCTCCATAATGGAGCCAAATAAGTTCATATAGCCTATTTCATCTAACAATGTAACTGATGGAGTTCCACCATTTATAGCATCAATAGCTGGCGCGCAGACTTCGAACATACTCTCCGTTGATGAGCTTTCGCCCTTCCCAGATGAGTATCCAAACTTTACCTTCTCTGTTGACCAGTTGGCAATGGTTGGCTTCATGAACGGCTCCATCCGAGTTACAGGGAACTTGATTTTGTGGTCGAATATTTCCTCCGACTTCGCTCCTTTTTGAGCACACATTTTGCAGTAAAAGTTCTTGGAAAGCATTGTGCGTAAACCCATAAGGCCACCAATTACCGTAGTCAATCCTATCTGCCTGAGTTTCCCAATCATCAGCGATAACCCCAAGTCTATTAAAAACAATGTTGCCTCTTGACTCTTCCATGCTTTGAATTTTGTTTCACCTTTAAACTTATCGTCAACGTCTTTTATCCACATATACTTGTTTAACAAGTAAAGTGAATTTTCTAAGCATCTTTCTCTTTCATCCTTTACAAATCTCATTTGCACCTCCATTGGTGCATTAGGGTCAAACTTGTAATCATCTTGTATCCATGAATAAGCCTGCTGGCGATATTTATTAAATCTTTCCCACCCGTCAGTCTTTTGAAAATACTGCCACCCCTGATTGATAGTCATTATAAACTGATACAAGTCAGCTGGTATATCAAAGGTATTATCTATTGCCCAATCAGCCTTGGTAATAGGCTTCATGTGTTTTCTAACCTTTACAAATTCTGATAATACAAAATCATCTTTGTTAAAGTCTAATAGGTTACCGGACGCCGAATACTCGTAAACTTTATTTTTATCCTCCTCGCCATCTACATTTTCTTTTGATAAATAGCTTATCATCTCTCCAGATGATGTTAATAGAAACTTATTTACATACTTTTCTTGTATTAAGTTCTCGTGCTTTTTTGCTATGTTATTACGTGACTCGGCAGATATAAAATTACAAGAACCTAGCCATTGAACTCTTTTATATCCAATGTCAACTCCAATTAAATATAATCCTAGTCGAAACTCTTTTAAGCGGTTGAAGATGGCCTCGAACATATCTTGTCGAGTTTCTCCATACTCTCCAACAAGATACTTCCACTCCATTTTTTCAATGCACTGAATAAAGTATTCGTCTGGAGCGCTATCAATAGATATAGTGCTCCCGATTATAGTTTCTCTCTTTTTGAGTTTAGCTATATTATTGGGAGCTACGTATCTATAATCTTTAGCCATACTTAGAATGTATATCCTTTTACAGCCCAATGAGCCGCGCTTTCAAGTTCTTGTTGAGCTATTTCAAATGCTCTTGTTTTTTCCTCCGATGGATTTATAGCTTTTAAAGTTTCGCAGATGTCAATAAGTTGAGCTATATGTTGCTTTATTAAACTTACGTTATCATCTTTCTTTACGTTAAAATCTATTCTTACTCTTTTTTCTCCTAATGTTTTTTCCATAGTTTTATTTTTATATAGTAAAGTTTAATGGATTTGACTGAACTCCAGAACCAATGAGTTTTATATAAGTTGTATGCGCTCCAGTTGCTATAGTTCCAGGCACTGCAATATCCGTTGTAGCATTAGACACCGCAACAGTTGAACCAAATGCTACTCCATCAATGTATATCTGAGCGTTATCGGAAACGGTATTAGCTATTGTAGTTGCTATTGATATTCCTGCTATAGTTGCAGATACGATTGAGTTAGCTATTACAATTTCAGGTTCAGGTATTATTGTTAGCCTATTAGATATAAAGTTGGCATTTAATAAAGCTCCATAAAATGTATAGTAATCTTCTGCTACCAATGTCGCATTATATACAAAAGTCCCTGCTCCATTAGCAACATTAGCAACCGTTCCAATAGGAGTTAGGTTTCCAACTTTGAATATATTGAGCGTGTCAGTTCCATTACTTCCTTCAACATCATACGAGATTGTAGTATGTCCATTGTTGTCGTAACTCAATCCAGTTATAGTTACCGTCATTCCAAGTGTGTATTCTGTGCAGTTAACTATTGTTGAGCTAACCGTAAGGTTTCCATAATCATCAGTAAGTGACGAGAAGATGTCTAATGAAAATGGTTCCGCGTTTACCTTCAAGTTCGGAGCCTTGCAAAAGAATCTTTGAAGCAATTCGGTTTGATTATTTGCTTCAGGGTCTATGTAAGTAACCAAGCCTCTGAATAAACAAGTTTCACAGAGGCTTGGTTGTTGGATTGTCTTCATGTTATACTAATAATGAGTGACCAGTATTTGGAGGAGTCAAAGAAACATTGCTCTTTTCCGGCTCTGCTACAACTGTCTTGGCCATGCCCGCAGCTTCAGCGATTTTATTTTCTGCTGCAATTTTATCGGCATAAGCTTTTTCTGCAAGAGCCTTTCTTACAGCATCGAATTTTTGAATTACTCCTTTAGATTTGTCTGCTCCGTCGATTTTTGCCTGAGCTAGTTCTTCATTAGAAATTGGAACCAGTTGTCCGTTTTTTAGTTGATAGTGCATAGTCGTTAGTTTTAAGTTAAAGATTTTAACTGATATAATGGATTTGTAATATACTATGTGTTATGTGTTTTGCGTTAGATGATTTTTACTAATTGATACTTGCCTATTGTCTATATACGGCATGTTTAAAGATTATAATAAAAGTTATTAAATTATGCCAGATACGGAATGTAATGTTGCAAGTAAAAGATAATAAAGTATGCCAGATACGGAATGTTATGTGGCAAGTAAAAGATAAATGTCATTGTAAAAGCTAAAAGTATAAAAATATATGTAAGGCTACTGTCGCCGCATTAACCGCCCCCGTCAACCGAAATGGGGAATTGACTGACGCGACAAGGGCGAAACTGCGAAATTTTCGCTGGCACATAACATATTTGAAAAATCTGTATATTTTCACTGCCATATACAATGATGCTGATATGTAAATTTATATATGTCAAATAAAAATTATCAGTTGTTATGCCAATATTGCTGGCATGTTGTTATGTTGTCAGATAAAACAACAAATGTTAAATGTTACGGATAACGAAAATAAATTGATAAAAAGCTTGCATTGTCGGGAATGTGTTGTATATTTGTATCGTCAAAGGGAACGATATGGCAACCAGTCCAAACTGGGTGACTGTAAGTGTTATGTCGCAGACAAAAACTTTGATGTCCGAATTACTGGACAACGTTATTTGACATATTGTGCCGATAATTGTACCAACGGCAGCGTATTGTATCTGATAATAACAATTATCAATATGAAATCTTACATATACGCGAAGTACACCAAACTGTATAAAATACTAAAACAACATGGAAAACACAACTGGAACAACAACTGAGCAATTATCTAAAGTTGAAATTGCGAAAGCAGAAATGGGCAAGGTAAAACAAGCTATTGAATCGTTAACTGCTGCTGGTATTGCGATACCTGTATCGTTGACTGAAACATATGAAAAGCTCAAAAAATCATTGGAGGGTAATGCCAGTCAACAAACAGCTGACCTGTTCAATGCTACATTTGCGCCGAAGATTAACGATGCGAAAAACCATGAACTGCAAGCTGCAATTTTGAAACTTGCCGGCGAAGCTGGTGTGCGTATAAAAATAGTTGCAAAGCCTGTATTGGATGCCGAAGGCAAACCTACTGGCCAATCAACTGTTCATTTCGACGTAGCTGGTTCAACTGGTGGTGGAGGAGCAGCAAAAACTGGTAACGTGGGCGTAACTCGCAGCGCAAGCACAAGTGATACTCACGACTATCAGGTATTAGTTAATGGCTCGCCATTGGCTGGCAATCCGTTTGATTCAGCAAGCAAGGCATTGGATGCTATCGTTAATGGCGGAAAAAACCCAATGAACTTACCTGCCGGTTACGGTAAAGGCAACAGCGCTGTGCGCGTATTGGAGTCATTGAAAAAGAACCCGATATTTGCTGCGCAATACGTTGTAACTTTGGTTGAAAAAACCAAAACCGAAGCTCCGGTAACTGCCGCAACAGCTGAAGTAACAGCATCTTAATTGCATGGGACGAGATAATATATCTCGTCCCTTTTTTTTGCAATTTTGTGAACGTCAGATTTGACTGATGTATGCTGTGCGCTGTTATTTTTAAACTGTTACTTGTTATGCGCTGTACGTGAATTTTAACAGTTTCGGCAGTCCAATTTATTAGAAACTCCATTTTACCACATCAAGATTGTTGAAAAATTATCGCTCCGCGCACGCGTTTTACTGCTTTATAAAAAAAAAAAAAATAAAAATCTTATTTAAAATTTATAAGAATGTAGAAAAGGTGACTTATCACATTATATACTGTTACATGCAATTTTTTAACTGGGATTTTTGATTTGTTAATTAAGATACTTAACTCGTGAATTATCTTGCGGTGCAGCTAAAATCTGTTATATATATATATATATATAAAAAAAAAAAAAATAACAGCTGTTATCTGTTATATGTTAAATGGTATTTACTGATTAACTTATGTTTCCATTAAAAACATACCGAATTAAAAAATTGTAAATTTACATACTTGTATATTTACATACTTGTATTTAGAAAAAAAAAAAAAAAAAAAATAACATATTATATTTTAACTGTTCCATTTTCAATTAAAGACAATTTATCAGACAATATTTATCTTTACTTGATTATTCGTTATTTATATCCGTTATTTGTATTTATTCACGCGGGCGCAAATATGCGCCAACTACTGACATCGAAATTAAACTTCAAAAATATTATGAATCAGAAAACAGCAACATCAATCTCATCGCTTACCGAGTTACGGCGTAAGCAACTGGTAATGGACATCGCTAATAACCTCGCGAAGCTTCCGAAAAAATCACCGGAGTATATTGACCAGATTCGCGTTCTCAATATGTTATCTCGGACTCGTCCGGAGTTACCGGAGTTACCGAAGTTCATTGACTAATTGAATTTATTTCTTAACAAATTAAATATCTGAATTATGGAGGAAAATATTGAATTTACAGATACCAACGCTAACAATCTCAAATATGGCATTGACTTATGGTTAACGCAGGAGGGCATTGACCCTCTCGATTTCTTCATACACGAGGTTTACTCGATGAATGGGAGATATTACTGCAAACTACTAAACGAATCTCACCCACATCGCAAACTATACATTTCATGTGTTGGCGACTGGTTGACAACATTTCCTCCATACGCTACTGAAATTATGGATGAAGTAAAAATACCTGATGATGCGGTTAGATTAATTACAATCTTATAACTCGTTAACTCCACGTATGGAAGGTCGCAGTTCGATTCTGCGGTGGAGTTCACTGATAATTTTATCAGTTTATTAAATAACAATTTTATGTTTAATTACAAACAACTTGCGCTAGCCATTGAGATGCGCACTCGTTATGGCAAACCAAATTTTACTGAAACTACTTACGGTTTCCAATTGGACTCCGGAGATTTGTTTCCTGAACAACGTGCAGAGTTAATTAAACTTGGCAAATTGTATTATCAGGCGTTAGATAATCCGATTACTGTTGAAATCAAGCAGCAAATGGCTGACATTATCGCTGCAAATCCAGGCGTTGATAGTCAGACATTCAAACTTACATTTGAAGATTCGGAAGGCGATTACTCTGATGTGTTCTTCGAGATTTGGTATGATGGAAATTCCATATATCAATCATGGAGTTTGAAAATCAGAAACGAATACTCGGCACACGAGAAAATGGTTACTGATTTGGTTGTATCACAACTGCAATACTGGTCATAACGCAAATCGAATATGTCAGCACTTAGAAATGCGTGCCGACATTTATTATCTAACGAATTAAATTATCTATCATGGAATTAAGAGACTTAAACATTATTGACGCTATTTGGATGCAGCGCAAGTCTGGTTATGTAAAGAAAAACATACCACAAACCGGAACGAAATTTGGCAAGATTTTATCTATTGGTGCGTATAGTATTCACTGTGAAAATGGAACAGTTAATTATACTCAACTTGAAGTTAAAGATGTTACATTTGATGGCTTTAAAATTAAAATTACGAATCTATGAAAATATCAGATTTTATACTCATAGTTGAGCAGGCCAAACTAAAGAATGCTTGCAAACCAGCAATTACAGCTGCAAATCAGGCAATTGCTGATAACAACGAATTGGAAGCGCAACGAATAGTAAATCACTATTCAAAATGGCTATTTTCAAAATCAATAGAACACATAACTGATATGTCAGTTGGAACAAATGTTTACTGTATTAGATGCGAGAACTGTGAATATTGCTATATGTGTTCAAATTGCAGTGATTGCAGTGATTGCATTGGTTGCAGGTATTGCATTGATTGCATTGGTTGCAGTGATTGCATTGGTTGCAGGTATTGCAGTGATTGCATTGATTGCAGGTATTGCAGTGATTGCATTGATTGCAGTGATTGCATTGGTTGCAGCGGTTGCATTGGTTGCAGCAAACAAGTATTTAAGAATAATTTAACCAATACAAATGACTGACACACATCGCATTACAGAGCGCATGGTAGCATCTACCAAAATCTCATTTAACGGCATACGTTACTGGATAACTGTCCGTGACACAATGAAAGGAGCTGGATTGTATCACTTTCAATCAACTCATAATGATAAGATACTCAATGCAAAATCATTATGCTTTGCTGAACACATTACTAAATATGGATTCAGTAATCAGTTAACACCTGACCATGAACTGGAAGTTGATTATGAGCCAGAAGAAACTGTCGAAGAACGTGAACTACGTTTCAATCCTCCACCGACAGAACTGGACATATTGAACGAGGAAATTAAAAGAATTAATTCAGAACGATTAACTAACAAATAAAAACTAACTAAGTATGACAAAGATTAAACATCTCGAGATTGCTGTATTCGAGAATAATGAAGAGCAGCCAATTAAAACTCTTGTATTGCATGAGTTTACTAATACTAAATTAAACTCAAAATGGTATGGTAAAGAATACGATGGAATTTTCGCTGGGCCTTGCGACGAAGCAGCAGAATCAGTTAAAACAGTAAATGATATAATTTCAGATTATACTGAGCCTGGAAATAAATCATTGTTTACACTTTCTATTAAAGATGATGAAAGTTGGATTACACTTGATTACGACATGGAAAGAATTATTAAAGAACTAAGCGACCACTCTGGATTATGATTAGAAACTATTGCATTACGCACAAGCATCCTAAGTTGTGGCTGGATACCAAATATTCGCTGACTCTTATATAGTGCCAATATTCGAGCACGAAGAAGATGAACAAGCTGTAGGATATACGGAGATTAATTACTTTGAAATAAGATTGGACTATTCACTAAACTAAACCATAAAGTATGAAAACTAAAATTGAAATTAAACACTGGATTACTGGCTCAATATTATTTGAATTTGAGAAAGAAGATAATAGCTTACTTAAAACATTAAAAGAGGCTATTTGTAAAAAATCAGACTTACAGGGCGCAGACTTACAGGGCGCAGACTTACAGGGCGCAGACTT